GTGACCGTAAACCTCTCACCGTGCCTTACAATCCTTGGCTTCCCGTAGTTAGGCCAAAATGAGAAATAGTCACCATCCTTTGGAGTGACTATCGTTCTGTTAGCTATTACTGTGCTCATATCGGAACGTCTCCTTCCCTCAAGTGATTCATCATTGATGTGATGTGCTCGCCTGGCTCCTCGTTTATCTCCTCGCAAATGTGGCGCATCAGCGGGATAAGACTGTGCGATGCTGGCCAGTCAACGCAGTCTGAGAGAATGTTGTCAGCAACCATGTTCGGCTGGTTTCTCAAGACTCGGAAGGCGATTTCATACACCATCTCCTTCATTGTGATCATAACTTTCCTTTCTCTACTGCTTACTTCAGTGTAAACAGAAAGGGGAGACCACGTGATGTTCACATAGTCTCCCTTGTTCTGGCTACTCTTAATACTCGCTGTAGCTGTCCCATTTTGGGAAAGCAAACCCCGCACTCTCTCCCTTATCCTTCTTCAGTGTAGCCTTGAAGCGTTCATACCGCTTCTCACCTGCCCCACCTGAACAACGCCCCGCGAAGACCATTCCGGTTGCCTTAAAACTCACCTCCCAATCGTTCAGGTTGGAGCCTAGGCGCACTTCATCGCCTGTATCTGCGATGGCCTTGTTTACGAACTCATACGCTTGCTTAATGAGTCCGCGTATTTCTGGGTGGTCACGCAAAACACCAGGGTCTATGCGCCCCATGCGGACCTCCGGGGCATTCTTGATGCCCACGTGTTTCATGATGGCGTGTGCCTTCAGGTCATCCACCATCATCACTTCTTTGTCCGTGTATCGGACAAAGAAGTGATCTCCGTCTGTCTCTATAATCATATCACTGATACTCTGTTCGCTCTTGATTGAGTCAATAAACAGAAAAGACCCCACCTATAAAGATGGGGCCATGTTCTGGCTACTGTTTTCCTTTGTTTGTTGGTTACTTCAAGGATGCCATCAATTGCTCCAATAGCTCCTCTTTGTCCTTCTCGGATAGCGTAGTGATGGTTTCCTTGATTTGCTTGGATGATATGGTCCGCCCTTTGGGGGCCGTTTCCTTGATCGAGTTCTTCATCATGTAAGATAAAGCTCCCTTGTTTCCGTGCTTGTTGACACGGTTTCCGATCACGATATTGTTCGGGTCTGAAAAGAATTGGACAGCCGCACGGCGAGCTTTCTCGCCAGCTTCCTTAATCTGTTCGTTAAAGGCACGGGTGACCTCTCGACCGCTGCACTTCTTATTCTCTGGCCTGGCCATAAACCAGGCCTTGAACTCCTTTTTAGTGACTAAGCGGTCTGCGAAACCGCCATGGATGTATTTGTTTCGCTTGATCGCAGGACCACTGAAGGCGTCGTGGATCGTGATTGCGGCAGTAGTATTATTCATTGCTTTTCCTCTGTTTGCCGTTTATTCGGCTAGTAAACAGAAAAGGCGCACCTCTTACGAAGTGCGCCATGTTCTGGTCACTAGACGTATTCCACGCCCCACCCGTGAAGGGTGGCGAATACTACCCAGTCCAGCTTATCCGCTCCGCATCGGATTAAGATGTCGGATGTTCCGTCCCGGCTCCCCATGTCCGCCTTAAAGTGTGTCAAGGCAGCCGCAGCCATGCGGTGTTCGTCCCATGACACCCCGTTGGTGTCCGTGGGCATTGGGGCGACCAAGCGGTCGCCCCTATCTTGGATCTTGATCTTCATACCTCGCCCCTTTCCTCAGGGAAAGACAGCCCCATTAGGGCCATCTTTCTGATGATCAGGCTGTCCATGTCAGCCACAGCGACATGGACATCTTCCGGGTTGAACCCGGATTCCAGATAGGCCGTGTGCAGCCTACCTAATTCTCGGTCCACCGCCTCAAACTCCGAGACGGTGCGAGCCGACCTGATGGCCAGCTCCAAATCGTAAATTTCGTCTGTCATGGTTGTGTACTTTCCTTGTTAGCTGTTTGTGATGCCCCTGAAACCATTTCAAGGGAATCACTACAGCCAACAACAGCCAATGCATAATCTACGCTTTGGCTCCTGTTGCTGTAGGGAAGCACACTGATACACGTGTCACGTATCTCCAATGTAGAGCAGTTAAAAGAGCATGGATGGCCCCCATGCCTGTTTGCTTCCCGTAACGAATCCTGTTAGACTCATTCGTTTTACCCTCTGTTCCTAGTATGCTATTGTCTCACCCAGGAATGTGCGTCCACGCCACGAAGCTCTTGTCGGTCGGATGTTATAGTTGCCCATCCCAAGGCCCGAGAGGTTGTCCACCCCTTTCTCTTCGCTACCATCTGTCCACGTTCGCAACTTGGTGGACAGATGGCTTTCGTCGTTCGCCTGAACCAGTTTTATGGCTTACTGGATACCGCCTTTCCCGTCACCGGGACGCCTAGTATGTCAAAGAACGAATCGTAATTCGCTTGTCATCCGCCTTGGCTTGTGTCGCAATCTGCGCTGCCAGTGTCGCTGATGACACCAACTGGAAGTAGTCGGCAACAATGCGTAAAGCGTTGGTGTTAGGTGGTTTGAGCGATGTGGTGTGTGTGGGCGTGAGTGTTGGCGTGCGGCGGGTGATAGCATAGGATGGGTGATTATGGTTAATGGTTGAGCGGGGATGTGTGACTTAATGTTTTGGGGAGGTGAGGGATAGGCGGTCCGTAACCACAAGCACAAGAAGGGTTTACGTGTCGATTATCCTAATTCACGCATATGCTCATATGACTATATGCGTATACACTCATATAGTAGGGCGGAAGTGACCGGATTTTATAGTTTTTGACCGTTTTTGGCCTGTTTTGATAGGTTTCCTTGCCTGCATTGGTAACGTTACACTATCGCCATAGTGTAACATCCAAGAAATTACACGCGCACACACGCATCCTAATACAGGAATCACCAATCAGGGGTGGGGGAGAGGGGGGTCGGGTGCCTTGTGTTATATGGTATATATTATACGCGAGTCGACTTGACCCCATTTTCCGAAAATCGGTTTTGCTCATAACATGTTGATAGGGTGGAATGGGGCATTTATGGGCTGCCTCAAGAGCAATCGCCTTTACAGCGGCAATGGCGGTATTTGGTGAGGACGATAGCTCTATCGCGCGAGATCCACCGATTATCGGAGTAAGCCCATGATCCTCCGTATTCACGGACGAGTTGTTGTGTGACAGATTTCACTGTTTCGGGAAGTATTTATCAAGCCATTGATGAGCTTTCACGTAAAAAGGAACATCTACTTTCCTGCTGATATTGGTGATTAGAGCTTTCGCTTCCAGCACTGCCTGATCCCTCTCTAGCCTGGCATCCGTCAAAGACTGGGTTAAGTCTTGATTGCGCTTCTCTGCGTTCCTGAGCGGATGTTTCTCGCATACCTTGATGTGCTGAGTGAGTCGATGGTCTTGGGATGTGGGGGTTCCGTCTTCGTATTGCTTTCCGCAGTAAACGCAGCTAACGACTCGCTGATGGCGGAGGCGAGCCTTGGCGAACTGGGCCAATCGGTAGCAGGTATGCCTCCAGCCTTCACCTTCTCCTGCCCCAATTCCCGGTATAAGATGTTCTGGTTTGGCCCATGATTCAGCCTTGGAGATGTCCAAGGCTAAGGTGTCCAAGTGTCCTGTTGTAGTTGAGGGTTCCTGTTTCTTGGGCGGGATGTCAGGCCGCAGCACTAAAACCAATGTCTCTTCGTCCATGGTGATGCTGGCTGTATGATCGTTCCCGACTGCGATGAGTGTTTCCCGATGTGGGACGTGGCGCACTGTTTTAGTTGGAGCTTCACTGTGCCTGTTGCGCTTGATGATTTCACGAAGAAGCGCGAGTGTTGATAGTTCTTCTATGGCGGTGTTCATGGCGATTACTGTTTCTTGACTGTGTTGGCGTGCGCCTCGATTTCGCAGCGCAGTGCGTTCATCTTGGCATCGTAGTCATCTTGGTATGATTCGTATCCCCGAAGCTTGGCAATGGTGCTTACCGTAGAGTCAGTGATCATTTTTGAGACTGCTGCGACTGTTGTTTTGGAGATTTGATCAGCGAGAGCTTGAGACAAGGATTCTATGTCAATCTTATCGATAGCTTGCGTGGTTGCTTTGGTGAGAGCCTCTCCAATAAGAGCGTTGGTGAGGCGGTCTTTAATAGCTGATTCGACTGCGTAAGACTTGAACGCGGCCTCAGTTGCTTTTTGTGCCTGTTCATCCAGTGATTTCTGGATAACATTTGGGTCCAGGTTGATCTGTATCATGTTTGTTTCGCTTTCCTTTTCCTTGGTTTACGGTATATGAGTGCATTGATCTTGCGGGAGAGGACATTGTTTCTGAGCATCCTTTCCCTTCGCCTACGTGCGTCGAACTTAATGGATCGATCTAATCTTGTGCGGAAGTCGAACCCTCCTTCGGATCGGCTCAGGATGACGTCTTCACAATACGCTTCATGTTCAAGCCTGTGCAACAGGCATAGATGCGCCCACGGTTCACCTGTCTTATGGTGGATGAATGTTTTGCTGGCATACTGCCGACAGCCTGGATGGGTGCATTTGTGCTTGAAATGAGTTCTCATAACTCTGAGACGATGATGGCATCTTTATCTCGGACAGAGACAGCTGCGACGTTGTATTCAGGTTTGGTGCCTTCTTTTTTTCCTGCGTAATCGGGTGCGGTTTCATCCCATCCAAGTTTGGATAATCGGGTAGCATCCTCGATGGCGTTTGCGATGTATGTGTGAAGCTTGAAATTATGCACAGGAGTCCACGTCTTGGACCCTACTGGCCTCCAGACAACGATATGGTATAACAGGTTCATGTGTGTTTTGTTCTTGGGTTTGATTCCTGAAGTATCTTCATTTCTCTTCGGAACAAGGAGTGATTATGGTTTGTTGAGATGTGCTGTGGCACGTTGGACACCACGATTCTTTTTCCAGGTAGTCAGGCCCGCTGACTACAGAGCTGGTTTCACAGCAGTCATCGCACAACACTTCTATAGCGTAGGGCGGTTCTAGTCGCCTGGCTTTGGATTCGCATTTCGGACAGAACAGCATTCGGTCTCCTGCAACTAAAGCATCCTTTGTCCTAAATAAGAGATTGCAATTGGTGCATGCGGTATCAATTGGCCCTGCATGCTCGAAATCACCACAGAATCCGTTTTCGGGCGTTTCAGGGAACCGGGTCTCCAATAAGTTTGGTTCGACGAATGGCGGCTTTTTTCTACAGTAACCCATGTTCGGGAAGTTGTGTTCCGCGAAACTGTATTCCGTAAAACTGTGTTGTATGAAAAACTTGCAATCAAAGCATCTGTTCATAATTATTTCCTTGAGTAAAGTTCGCCGCAAGCGCAAGGGATCATCAAGCAGACATCTCCTGTCTTGCATGCATCGCATGGGATATCCCAACAATCGGGACAGCACATGCATTTTGGGGGTTCAGGTTTGGTTGGTTTTTCATCGACGATGATTGTGCTTTTAGGAGCATTGTATCCCTGAAGGTCGCCCTTCTTGGGTTGGTTCTTGCGCCTGCGTGCTGGTCGTTTCTGTGCCATACTTATTCCTGCTTGATTAAGGCTTGCGCTCTCATTCGTTCGTGATTGTCCAGGAGATCCCATTTCACGACGACGACACCATTGCTGATGATGTCGAGGATCTGACCTGTTCTTCGGAACCTGTCGGTTGGTAGCCGTGACTGAACTTTATCTCCGATCTTCAGAGACATAATCGCTTCCGTGTCCTGTGAACTGTTCCTCTGCTCCATTTTGAGTATCTTGGGGATGGTATGTTTTTGTTGTTGAGATATTCTGCGATTGCCCGATCCGTCTTGTATCCCATTGAGATTGCTTCAACGAAATGAGGGCGCATCTTTTCCGTGTATGCTTTTGCGTTTTCAGAAAGCTTCCTTGCCGCATGGTGGATGCTGTTCTGGATATTGGTGACATGCTCCCGAGTCTTTCGCCTCTTTGACATGCGCTTGACTTCGTGGTGCGTGTGTTCGCAATCAACTTCTCCCAAGGCGATGGATAGCTGTATCCTGCGAGCGAAAGCAGTTTTGACCTGAAACCTGAACCATCTCCAGTAGAGTTTACCCGTGAGAAGGTCTGATTCTGCGTGACAGGATTTGCAAAGGAGGTGGAGGTTTGATAGGTCATCCGATCCTCCCTTGTGCTTTGGGGTAATGTGAGCTCGATCGAGCACGCCAGTCCTGCCGCAAGTAAAGCACTGAAGGTTCTTGTCGATCTTGGATGCATCATGGTTGTAAAGCTTTGTTAGAATCTGAGACCATCTACGTGCGATTAATGGGCGTGACGGCTTCTTTGATCGCATAATTGATGTATTAGGAAAAGATACGCATATTATCTGGAAAGTCAAAAAGAATCTTCATTTGACGTGACCAGATTCCTTGAGCAGCCGAATGATGGAGATCCATCCAATGGTATCATGACTGAAAACGATGTCACCCAGGATGCGACCATACTTGCCAGACTGATCCTTGAACTCACGAGAGTCGAGGAACACTTTAGTTCCAGCTGGAAGGTGACCTTCAACAAACGCCTTGGCAGCAAGACCACGAGCCTTCTCGTCTAAATCTTTGGTCCTGGTTTCAGGTGTGTCGATACCAGCTAAACGTATATGCTGATCATGCATCCACTGGTTGAAGCCGAGGTCAATATCAACAACGATGGTATCCCCGTCGATAACGCGAACAATGTTGGCGTGATAGATGTATTGTTTATTCACGGTTCCTTCCTTTCTAGTAGTTCTTTAGCCATATCCTGCACAAGGTCAGTGAATGAGGCATCAAACGAAAATCCTGCATCCGCACAAGCACGGGCTTCGGCCAATACCTCATCCATGAACTGCTCCAGGTGGACGTAAGGCCCATTACGGAACACCTGAGATTTAACACTACCCCAATGCCCACGCTTCGGACCGTCTCCAGACATTACGGGAGCGTTTAGGTCGTCACTAATCCAAACAATATCCAATTTCATGGTAGTTTTTTGGACTGCCTGAGCAGCCGCTTGTATTCGTTATCACACTGTCGGCACTGGTATTTGTGACCGTCCTTTTCTCGGTGGCACCGGTTAAACTCAGTGTATAGTTTGACCGTGTTGCACCATGTGCAGGTTTTAGAATCCTCCCTATACCACTCGCCAACGTATCCCCGAAGTGACCGGAGAGGTGACGGGGAATAAAAATCATCAATTGGGACAACCCAGAGGCTTCCGTCTCGGCTCTCAATCTTAGCCTGCATCTTCATGGGCGGGATTCCGAATCGGAAATATATGGCGTCCCCTACGTAAACCCACTCGCCGTTATCGTCTTTGTATCGTGGTTTTTTCATTCCCCCATCTCCTTTCTGAGTTTGGCCGCATACTCCCTCAGTCGACCGATGTCGTTAATCATTGCTTCCCCATCCTCCGAAAACTCGTTGGTGTCTATTAGGTCATTTTCCCAGTCCGTGACTTCCCTGACCAACCTAAGCAGCTCTAGCAATTCGTCCTTGCGTATGGCAGCGTTCCACTTGGTCCCACGTTCATCATCCTGCCAAGGTCCGTCGGCGGCACAGTTTTGGCACTGGACGTAATCGTAATGGGTTACCCCATAGAGGTCATACCCAGTGCTAATCTCGACATCCTCACTCCCGCAGAACGGGCATGGTTTTAGTTTGGCGTTCATTTATGAGCAGTCCTACTCCTAGTCCCAGCCCTGGTCCCAGCCCTGGTCCTAGTCCTAGTCCCGGTCCAAGTCCTAGTCCTACTCCTAGTCCTAGTACTACTCATACTCCTAGTCCTAGTCCCAGTCCTAGTCCCAGTCCAAGTCCCAGTCCTACTCCCTAAAACACTGGTTATCATTTCTGGTTCAGCTGTGGATGATTTATCTGTGTGGCTGACACGATAGAGTATCGACCGATGACCAAATCGTTTACTAGCGGCTCAACCTCCGAAAACTCTTCAGATTTTAGAGCTTTATGAAACGAGCCAGTATCACCAATCAAGGCGGCCTGCTTGAGTATTAACTCCTTGTCCGTGACCTTAATAAGGGTGCCAGTGTATGCCCAAGTTACCGTCTGGATGTAGTAAGATTTCCCAGCTTCCCACACCGAGCCTTCGGTTGCAGGTTTCGTTTGTTCCCCACCCAACAGGGTGGCTAATGCTGTTATTTGTTCAGTAGTCATAATGTCAATTTTGTTTGTTTTAGTATTTCTTTAGTAATCGGAGTTACCACCTCCATCTCTGGTTTATGGATGTCCTCGATGCGGTGATAGACGCAACCAGACTCATACGGGAATTGTATATCTGCGCCGCTTAATTTATGCTGCCGTTGCCCGGTCTTGTGGTCCCGCCATCTCGGTTCGTGAGTGTCTGCAACAATACCCGCCTGCTCCAGATACTCTAGGTTCACATACGGACCGGCGGTTGCGAGCGATGGGTCCGTCTCCGGGCCGAACCATCCGTCATTCTCCAACCAAACTACCGGAGGGGGTGTTTCGTTACTCATCCTCTTCCTTTCTCGATTTCCGCCACGACCCGCACCTTGCGGCAGGTGTAGCCCTGTTGTTTTGCTGTCCCCCAACTGTTCCTGTAGTAACCACAGCTGTCGAAAATGTTTAACCAATCCCTCACGGCAGCTTCATAGGTTCCCCATACATTACTAACTCTGTTTCCCTCCTTGTACACCGCCCAAGCCTCTTTCCCCTCATCATACGCCTCCGCCTTCCTCTGCAACTCCACCAGCTCGGCGGCATCGGGGATGCGGAGCCATTGGCCGCCTAAGTCTTGTGTTCTCCGGGTTCTAAGCCCTATGCTTGCAAAATAATTAGCCGAACAGCCGAACACATCAGCCCACCTGAATTCATCCCCGTCTTTCTCGCGCCAGTAATGCGTGCCTGGCTTGGTTGGTAAATCAGTTTTCATTGTTTCCTTGGGTTATATTTACCGTTCTCTCCGAAGAACTCTTCAGTTTTATGCAAAAACAAAGCAACTGATTGATCGGTTACAGTCCTGCCGTCTGGTGATATTTCACCTGTAGATATGATGTGGATAGCGTCCCGAAGTAAGGATAGGATGCGGTCCTTTTCTTTATCAATTCGCTTATTCGCAAACGCTATGGATTCTTCCAGTGATCCAGATGGGAATATAGCATACATGCAATCATCCCATAAACAATGGATGGAGCACATGGATGTCTCCGTCCCGTGAACCTCAAGAGTCTCCCGACCACAATGTGGGCATGGAGTCTCAATCTTTGTGATCATGATATTTGAGACGGAGATCCGACTGATGCTCGCTCCCACCTTACGATGGTAATGCTTGGGGTGTTATCGGTTCGGTGAATAACGAACCCCCTTTGCTTTATGGATAGGGAAACCTGATCCATGACCGTTGGTGGGGGAGTGTTTACAGTAACGCTCAGCTCCCCTGACATGGATGCTGCTTCTACCATTGCAAGGATGCCGTCAAGCCAAAGGGCCGATAACCCTATGGACCGTTCATGCGCGTTCTTAGACGCCTCTTTTGCTGTAAGAGGCTCTTTCTCGATTGTGTCTTTCATTGCGTTTCTTTGCTTCCTCAAATGCGTTGAAGATTGATGGTTTGGTTTCGTTTTCTGGCGGGATAAGTCTTGTTGTCCACCTGTCCAGAAGTAGGGCTCCGATAAAGATGACGAAGCAGATCACGGACAGAAACCCAAGCATTGCCAGTATCCCAATGCAGACCGCTATTGCGTCAGTGTTCATTGTTTTCGGTTGATGGATACTGCAATTCCAGTATCAGGTTCAGGTAATGAATGGCTTTCTTAATGTCTTCTGCGCCATTCTTGTGTTGGTGACGACAAACGTATTTGATGACGTTGCCCTCCATGTAACCAATCTTGTTCTTGGTAATGAACTCCACTGGTTGAATCGGCATCTGCTTGTAGTGAGTGCCTCCCTCCTGCGTGTCGAGTGCGTTCTTGCTCACGTGATATTCCTTTCTATTAGCATGCAGCAAGGGCTAGAGAATGGGTGCCATTCCGCCAGTTGCTGCAAGCTGCCATTGGTTGGGTGAGGGAACCGAAGGAAGACACCACTTTGGTTGCGTGCAACCTCGATCCCGGTTCCTTCCTCGCGCCACAGACTCAATTGACCACCTGGCATGCGAGTGCGTTTAAACAGTCTGTGTGCTGTGATTTCTTCGTTTTGCATTGATTTTCTTATCCCAGTTGTTTTGCCATTCCTGAATGACACGTTTAAGATCGGGCTTGAAGTAGTGTGGGCCTTTCATGATTTTACCGTCTTCTCGGAAGATGGGCTTTCCGTCTTCACCGAGCTTGGACATGTTAGAGTCGAACACTTCCTTCATGGCTTCGTCTTTCATGACGTGAAAACCTGTCTGAATCCAAAGTCCATCAAGGATCACTTGCATGTCGGCAAGCGCATCCAGGACTTCTACAGGATCACCAGTCTCCATGGCTTCACGGAACTCCACGCAGAACTCCTCCTCCATTAAGCTTTCGTAGAGAAGGATCGCGTCTTCGTTTGTTTTCACGCATGGACACGGGGGAACCCCTTGGCCAAAAGCTTTGTGAAATTCTTTCGTTTGGGTAATGGACATATTATTCAGTAATGCGTGTAATACGGGATAATATGCACCTACCTGCGCGGGGTGTCAAATTTCTTATGCGATATTTTTTATTCTTCGTCCAACGAACCAGAGCGTCCTCAATATCCAACTTCATTATCTTGTTGTATAAACCTGGCGTTGTGTCCCCGAACTCAAACTTTCTCTCGCACGGAATAATAAAGTAACGTATCCAGGCGTGGATCTGCTTTGGATACATATGAAACCAGTTAATGCAAATTTCCAGCTGACTCCAAAGATGGGTGGCAGCTGGAACAAACGGGTGGTATCTCACCCTGTCTTCGACGTAACCAGTGTGGTTGGTGCGGTGGTATTGCCTGGCGTGTTTATAGATCTTCGGTGAGGCGAGAGGATTGCCTTTCGGCATGGGCCTCCTCAGTTCTCTTTGGATCTCCTTGGCCTGTTGACTTCGCAGTGCGCCAACTTCGTTCTTAATCCGCTCCGCAACATTCTCATCGTTGAGCGTCTCTTCTTCGTAATACTCTAAGCTCATCTGATAGCCTGTCCAATGATCGCATCATGAACTCCTGAGCAGCCCAGTTTTCCTGGATGCTCTTGATATACAGCTGTTCCTCGTATCTAAGCATGCGAGTCTCTTTGTCTTTGGCGGCAATGATACTCATCATAACCGCGAAAATAATCAGGGTGGCTATGATTGCGGTGAGCAATAAATCAATCCGCACTGGGATCGTTACGCACGCGGACGTGTTCTGATTCCTCGAACTTGATTGTCCATCCTTTGTCTCCATATTTGCTTTTCTCCTTTTTGATTGTTGTGGCTTCGCGTATCGCTGTCGCTCTGCCTTCATTGTCTTTGTAAGTGATCTTGACTCTTGACAGCACGTTGATGTGTTCAACCTTGATGTCTTTGAGTTTTTCCGTGTCCTTCTCCAGGTTTGCTTGCTCCACTATTTCTGAGTAAGGTTGTCCGTCTCTGATCTCCATGTGTGTTTCTTTCGGTTAAAGTAACCGGACCCACGGGTGTATGAAGTCCGCAGGTCCAGTTGTCGTCGTATCGTATTACTTTGCCGTTGCCACTTAATCTCAGGGTGTATCAAGTCCTTTAAGAAACAACGCTTCCCCTTAATCCCAACCAGCCATTGCTGATCAGGGGAGAGTCAAGCCTGAATATCAGGGTGGTTGATTCAGGCATAAAATCTTTCACAGCAACCCTTCGCCTCTGACATACCATCCAGCTGTTGCGGGAGCAGGGGATTGCTTAGGAAGCACCCAAACCTTGAAGCCACCAGCAACACCGGACACTGAATCTTCGTTTGAGCCTTGCCTGACTGACAAAGCGACTGCTAATATGTTGTCCTTCGCCGTGAATCTCCTGCCGTCCGCAGTTAGTCCGTCATGCATAGTCAGCCCGTTAACCATTCTTCCCTGACCGCCGTGGCACAAAACACCCATAGTCCACCCATACAGGTTTAGACGACTGAAGATCATATTGTTTCCCGACATAAAGATTGCAGCTTGCTTTCGGATGCCGGAGTGCGGACCTTCAAGCTGGCAATCCATTATTCTCGGATCAGCAAGATAAGTATTACCGTCAAGAACCTGCGTCGAAGGAAACGGGTAAGACCTGCCTCTAAGCGGTGGTCCGTGTTTGATGCCAATCGCTGCTCCCTGGTGCTGTTGAATGTTGCAGTCCAGGATAGCAAACCTGTCTTGGTTCTGAGCCAGATAGACAGGCATGACGCCGTTCATCGCTACAATAATGACGCGCTCGATCTGTTGCTCAAACGGCTTTACCGTCATGGTTCCGTTCTCGGTTTCCACCACAGTCTTAGGTTCGACGTAGATCCCAACAGGCGCATTGGTTGCAATACCGTAAGCGATATCATCCACAATCACCTTATCGCCATCGCCGTAAAACCGAAGCATGGACCCCCACCGCGTTGGGCAGGTGATCTGGAATCTTCCAGGAAGTCTCGCCGTGTTGTGGAAGAAGTATTCCCCCTCAAGACAGACAATCTGAATCGTTGGCATGGTGCTTGACCCATACCATCCAAGCTGGTTGGCTGGAGGTGTCCCCAAGATATCCGTCCAATACTTCTCTTTCTCAACCCATACTTTAGCCTGGAGAGCCTGACCTTTCTTGATGATTGCCTCCCATTCTTCATCCACGTAACCATCGCCGTTTTCATCTTTGAGAATGAACTGGTAAGGATTAGTTGGTGGCTGAGGTTGAGGTTCGGGGATTGGCCTGTTCTCCAGTGACTCAACTCTTGGCGCGATGTTAGTCAAACCTTCCCTGAGTGCGTCAATGCGGTCAGCATGATCCTGCAATGTGTCCACAGGGATTCCAGCGACCTGATCCTCGACACGCTTGACACGTTCAGATAGTTCCACCAGTTCTTTGAGTTCATCCAGAAGGCCAGTAAGTTCTGATCCGTGAGCAAAGCACGGAATCATCATGGCGACCAGCAGGGTTGAGAAAGATTTCCACTTCATGGCGATTTGGGTGTCTTACTTGGATTCAGAGAAGTTTGCGAATGCCCCCTTAATGACAGGGTCATCCTTGATAACGATATGATTTCCCTTCCAGAATGAGGGAGGAAGATCGCCCGACAGAACAAAGGTTAGCTTGGTTGCGAGATCCAGTGATTCCTGAAACTCTTTCCCAAACTGAACACCCCCGTCCTTGCTGTCAGACTTCAGTAAATCAATGCTGTTACCCCATGGCCCAGCCGATTGCATGAGTGTCCAACCAATCGGGTTGCCTTCCTTGGAGTAGGCACGCTGGATGTAGATCAGGACATGAGAGTTTCCGACTGTGTCACACTGGAACAAATGAAAGCTTTCATTGATCTGTACGTGTGTCTGATGTTTGAGAGCACCATCCGCAACTGCGAAGATGTCCGTGATGATAAGCGCCGTTAGCGCAACGAGGAACAATGGTAGTTTCTTCATGGTTAGTTTGTCTTTATCTGTTCGTAATGTTTCATAAGGGACCGATGAATCATGATGGATGCCTTGAGAATCGAGTGTGACACGTGCTGAACCAACTGCGGACTGAGCGAAGAGAGCTTATCAATTGCCGCCTCACTGTCCGGTGAACCTGCCACGGTCCTGCTCAATGCTGCCGATGCCTGAGAAACGCAAATGTCCGCAATCGCTTTCGCGTCGGTCGCATTCTCCATCCACGGAGCATCGAGAAGCTCTGTAGCCACAATGGATGACAGATAGATTCTAAATGCTTTCTCACGGTTGATCGTCCCTTTATCCATTAAACGTAGCAGAACATAATACAGGAAGTATCGAAAGTCAAATAAAAGAATCAAAGAAAAAACCGCACCAAAGGCACTCGGAAACCTTTGATGCGGTCTTGGCTTACTGGCAGCATGCTTGCAAACTGGCAATCAAGCATGCTGCCCTATTCGCTCTGCATCAGGGGAAAGTCATAAAAACCTGATACAGCAGCAAAGTTGGCGGTCCAGGCAGGGGTGAACCCCTGCAATCCTCAAGCTTGTATGACTCGCACATACATCACGGAAGATTGGGTTCCGCACTTAACATTAGACGAAAGCTTGCATATGGAGTTTACCGGACCATTAATCTGGTAACGGGTGTCGGACTTGAACCGACGTTCTTCTGGTTATGAGCCAGACGAGATGACCACTTCTCCAACCCGTAAATCAAAGAGCGATACTCCTGAGCCTCCCGCTACGCGGATTCTTTGACCCAGGAGTTGCCGACCAGGAACCCCTAATCCTGAGAGGGAGACTAAACCGTAACGCCACAGGTAGTCAAACATTATTTAAGAAAAAAGCAATGGCGATCTTGATAACAGCCCTGGACTGACTCTGCTTGGTAGTGTCAACCTGGATAGTAGGTTGATATCGGCTTCAAGGAATGCAGCATACACCAGCTCAGAGCAGAACCATCGCTTGTTGTCAACATTCCTGCGGCTCATAAACCGGAACACTCCGAAGTAATCATACTTCACCCCGATCTGTTTGATTGCAAAATTCTCAACCACCTTGCTCTGGTGCTCCGTGAGTCCGTCCACCTCAAAGATACTTACGCCTTTCAGGTCTTTTGGATACTTGCGTCTTACCCCAGGCCCACGGTGCCATGCCTCAATCAAAGATCCGTCAGGCATCACAATGGCCGCATGACTGTAATCACTCCATGTCTGCCACCGGATAATCGCGGAGATAATCCCTCTCCCACGAAACAGGGCCACGCGAACCTTCTTGCTTTCACCTAACAGATTTTCATTCATACCTGCTGGAATTTTACCAGATCCAGAATGTTGTCAAGGCACCCTGGGCCGTATCCATTCTTGACCAGTTCGCAGTTCATGTAAGCTTCGTGAGCAGCCTGAAAGCATTCCTCGCTCAAGGGGAATTTAACAGGTGACGGATTAATGGGTGGGCCGTTAAGCCGCTCGTTCATTAAATCGTTCCACTCAAGACCAGCCCACTTCGCCATTGATTGACAAGCGGATGCCATGTCTTCGTAAAAAAGTAAGAATACTGAGTCAGGTGCGATGCGGTGTTCATGGTAAACTGTGGATGTAAAGGTTTTCCACCACTCCAATCTTTCCCAAAACGCATCTATGGCTTGGTTGTTGCTTTGTATTCTATTACAATTCCAGGGGGCATTGCACATACTCCGTATTTGGCGAAATGGATGCCTGATATTTATAATTATCCTAAACTCACTGAAGGCATACAAATCTCGAATCATTCTCCACACCAAAACAAAATACCGAAAATCATTAACAGCTTTTACGCCAACGAAATCAAAACACTGAAGCGAGGTTGGGTTCATGACGTGATCTATGATGGCGCGTGTAGGGTCGGCTATTTTGCTCATACGTATGCATGGGCCTATGTTGTGTCTGCTTCGGGCAGGGTTGACCAACTTGATATCCTCATTGTAGTCATCCTCTCCTGTCCACGCTTCAAGTTCCTTCCTATGCTCGACTGACCATGCTCTTGCGTTGTAGTAAGCGTTAGCCAAGTTAGAGAAGAATGTGTCAGGGGCGCCGTGCGGCATTGCAACCTTTCCGCTATCAACAAGAACCTGCCTAGTGATAGTTGACCCGGATCTTGGCATGCTTAATATAAACAATTTCTTAGGGCTCGTAGGTGTTTTGATTGTGTCCATCTGTGTTGCTGTAAGGTGTCGTTGTGAGGTTTTCGCTTTCATCTTAATTCTTTCCGAGTATCTTGACGATACTAACTCTAAAAACTGGTCTGACCTAGACGATAAGACTGACTCGCTGATTAACACACCCGAGCACTCGTCGCATATCCCGCACGGATTGCATTCATGAATAACTTCAGGCTCCACCTCAATGAATGGATCATGATCAAACCGAGGCCAATTTAATACGCTTAACTTATGACCTCCTCGGTTCATGCACATAATAGGGATATCGCATGACTGAGAGATTGGCAGAAGCCTGTTTGAGCCCTGTAGGACAACCCCGTCGCAAAGGCTTATAACTGCTTTTGTGTATTTAATCCCATTCACGCCGCCAAGAGGGAACGCAGGTATCTCACGTAAAGGCGATATAAGGTTCGGGAGAGCGACTTCAGCATCTACAAAGCAAGGGTTAATCTTTTTTTTAATCAGATCAAAAACTTTGCGAGCATCTTCGTCGAGCGCACTCCTGGATTGCAGCTGTGTTTGGTGGACATTTCTCCATGTTGAATGAAAAAATATGACAGGCTTACTGAAATCAATACCATGATGAATCATCCACAGCCTGGCATTCTCCACCATTTCGCCACTTGGTTCAGGCGTGAACAACTTATGCTTCCTGTCACTTGAATGAACCCACTCAGAAACAGGTCCACTTATTGTCTTCTCGGGATAGTAATAACCTTTTGACCGGAAGCACTCACCGTTGGCTAAATATGTAAAAACATCAATCTGATCGTCGTAAGACACGATCATTGGCTCAACCATCGCACTAATGTCCTCATGCGCGTAGCGCATCCATAAACTTTGCAACGCTCTTTTCTGGTCGAACACGCTATCAGAGAATGTTGACGGATCAATCCATTGGATGTTTTTGATATTACTGAAAAGACTTGGCAATGTATGCCATGTGAAAATTTTGTGATACCGTTCCGACAGGTATCTCATCGAGACATTGGTGTAAATGCTATCGCCAATCGCATAATTCCCAACTCTTGTTACAATGCAGTTTTTCATTAAGATTTTCTCGTGGTCCTTGCAAGAGTCAATTTCGCTCCATGCATCTTTTTTTCAAGGTTCTCAAACAACTTCTTGCCTCCAGCTGTATCTTTGATTGGGTGAAGTGAGATCATTAGGGATTCTACTTTTGATGGCAGGACATGGTTATCTCTTATAACGCTATTGTGGTCGTCCATGTAATCGGCTGGATCAAAAACATGCAGGGAAGAACGGGAGATACCTTCTCTCAATTTATCCCTGCGATCAAAGTATTGCTTCGCTTTCTTATTCTGTTCTTCAGTAGCGATCTGGATTTTCTTTGCCTTGAATTTTTCAGCCACCTTATCCAGCATTACCCATTCCTCTTCTTCCTGCTCGTCCTCCAGGATTCCTATTTCTGGTTCTTTAGGTATTAGAGGATAGTCTTCAGTTTTGATTTTCTTTTCTTTTAAGGTCATCATTGTGAGCCTTCTCTTTTTTGTTATGAAGCAACTGGCTTCGTTGTAAGTATGCCCTTCGGGGGCTTGCAGCCCCGCTTCCTGCGGAATCGGCTCCCCGCTTTACATTGTCTTCTTCATTTCTTAATAAGAATCAACAACACCCATACTCGCGCATGCGACTTAGACTCAACTACTTGTAAGTAGTTATGTGCTTCCTTGAGTCGGGAGATCGGAGCACAGATATCCTTACCCTACCTATTTTGGAGAAGAATACCTGTGGCGGTTAAACCGCACAAAACAAACAACTTACGTAGAAATGACTTCCCATCGCCAGTAAGACCGTATGCCCAATCCAGAACGCCCTAGAGCTTTCGCTCCCACTCCTTCGCTGTCCCAATCATCTAAAGTGATCTCGGATTTCTGAGCCGTAACTCATACTCTCTCCGAAAAGCGGTTCTGTCCTCGATCAGCCACGTTATCTGACCCATCCCAGGGCCAAAGTCTCAGACAATAAATAACATGTAGATCGATTACTCACATAAATGTGAGTTGCTGGCTCGGGGTGGCCCTGATCAACCAAAGGGGATGTGTCATATAAACGACCAGGGTTTCGCTCTACACCAGCGCGAATGCATCGGGATTATGTTTTTTTCAGTCGCCTCAGAGACTCAGGTGCCTTGTTCAGGTCATTCACACCTGCCGATATACTTAGCGATGCGCGAAGCATAATTAGAACGGTCGTGGGTCGCCGTGAGGTCTTTATGTGTATCCCCCGAAGTTAAGCGGTTACATAACGGGCTCCTTGGATAAGGTTAGGGTCGGTCTTCATTCTGCCGAAATAATACGTGTAGCAGAACGGTAGTCAAGAAATTAATTGCCGTAGGTGCCTGTCCACACCTTGATCGTTCGGTCAAGGGTATCAGGCTCGTATCCAGGTATTGCCATGTAATTGCCTTCCTCGATGTTTTTTAACCCCTTCCTGATGGCTCGCTCTGTTCCTGCGCCGAATCCGCACATGTCCAGTATAACGCCGATACCTGGCCCACTGATGAACTCCACCAGTTCATGAACCTCCGTCACCGAAGTGAAAGCCATGGGCTTGCGGTATGAGTTGGCGCTGTTCTTGAATCGCTTCCCGATCATGCGGCACTTGGATGTAACCCTTCCTTCCTTCAGGTAACCTGTCCGGTGAAGGTTAAGGTAATCTCTGAACGACAGGAGGAGAACTGATATCCACAATCTGTATTCACAGTTTGCGATTCGTTCCTCATCTAATTCCTTGTCGGTTGTCTCAAACCAAAGCATTGGCTTAATATCCTCTTGACTATCAAAAAAAGCAACGCTAAAGTTAGCGTAACATGATGGATGAACCAATGGCAGACAAACCGAAATCAAGCGTTCACCTCAATTACGAGGATAATCAGAAGCTTACAGAGATGTTCTCAGGCGTCGGGCTTGGGGACAAGGTAAGCCTGGTTGTGACCGGAAAGGTGACCAGACTGGATGAGTATGGTGTTGGGATGCATTTGCTGAAGATCGGTAAATCCGAGGAACCTGAAGATTCTGACGACGATTCCAGTGACTTGCAGGACGAACCCGTGTTCGCAGACGTGAATGTTTACGAAGAAGCCTGACCTTGATGGGTTGTGGGGAACGCAGCCGTCACCTTCGGTCAAGTTGCTTGAGACAAGATACAAGCGTCTCGGTATTGATCGGTGGACGAATAAACGCATCAAGGGTTTGCTTCGCGCATACAACATCACCCTTGAGGAACTGTGCGCGTTTGCGGGGCTATTCTTGTCCACGGACATCAAACGCTACTGGAAGAGAGATCAATGGCCCATGCCTGTAGCCCTCCATTTCTCGGTTCTTGAAAGCTTTTGGGCAAAGAGGGAGGGGCTGCACGAGTTCCTGATAAGGGATCAGGACAGTATGGAGGTGTTCCTCCGAAATGTTTTGACAGGTAAAGATAATGCCAAGCCTTAAAATTCTTAAACAGATGGGATCAACGGATGATGTGCTTCGGCAGATCTTCACGGCAAAACCTGTCAGCGTGGAAACCAGTCCCAGCTTGTCGGGAGATGAAGCGACTCACCTTAACGGCCTGGTAAAGATCCGCGAAAAGTGGGAGCAGAAAATCCAGAGCAGATTAACGCAGCACATGGATTTCTCCCTCAAGAACCACCACATTTATTCTGCGGTGGATGTTGCGTGGGATAGTCCCCCTGTCACCAAGAACCTTGTTCCGCTCCTGCTCTACGCCCAGGGAAGACTTGATCAGAAACAATGCGTGAAGAGTCTGGAGAGCTGCCTCGGGAAGGAAGGGTGCGCCAAATTCGTTAAGCGAGACGCTAAAGGCGAGGGGATTATTGATATTCCGAAGTTTGTTGAGACGCACATGAACCTGGTGCGTTCGTTTGTAACCAGGAGACTGGCAGCGCAGTCAGCCAAATACTCCAATCTTTATCCTTTCTACAAGTATGAACCACGCAGCACCCAGCCAGATGATAAGCTGAAGGCTGATGTTCTTTCGCAGCGTGTCGATCAGATGGCTGATGATTACGGATACCGTAATCACGATATTCAGGTTCTCAGGAATGCGTTGCTTTACGCTTACTCCATTGATTTCATTGCATCCAAGTGGGACATCCAGTATTCGGTGACTGGCGTCAAGATCGATGGGGACACTAAGATCAGGCAGACCGAAACATCCGTAGACCGAGAGGGGTTGCAGTGGGTAACGCCACACCCGCTTAGAACTTTTTGGGATAACGCCTCCCCGATCAGCGCCATTAACACTGGTGATATGGATTATGTCGGTTACTGGGACATAGTCCCTTACCGGAATCTGAAGTATGTCAACGGGTTTTATAACCAGAACGACATCACTTATGGCGAGACGTTGATGAACTGGCTAAGTTCTTACGCTGAGTTCTTTAACCTTTACTACTCCAAAACGATTCGTCATGAGCAATTCGTAACGGAAACCGACGAGTCAACCACGGGTCAAGCCGCTGATAATGACAGGGCTGGAAACATTGGCCGATACGCCGGTCATATGGATGATGCTGGATGTATCATCGCAACCTACTTTGAGAAGGTTATCCCCGCCGATGAAGGTTTCGGGGATTATCCTGAACCTGTATGGGTGAGGTTTCTGGTTGCCGGGGAAAAGACAGTGATCCATGCGGAGTTCCTGCCGTCAACCCCTGCCGCTTACTGCGGATACAACATCAAGGAGGATCGCCAGGTAAACATCAGCTTCGCCCATGAGGTCATGCCATTCCAGGATCAGATGAGCAACCTGACCACGCAGATGCTCGACCTTGCGAAACGATCCCAGTTTGTAATCTACCAGATCGACGAAGATTTTTTTGACGAAGAACAAGTTGAAAGTATTCGCTCTAAGATTAACTCCAAGAACTGGGATATGACACCGATGAGTATTTCTGTGTCACGATCAAAGATGCAGGATCTTGGTGTTCAGACTGAAAAAGCCGTTCAGATTATCCAGCCTCAAGTGGACCCTAACGGGTTCCAGATCGTTTTCCAGTCGATGACCAACATGATCCAGCTGGCAGAACGGGTTACAGCCATGTCTGCCAATGAGGTTGGTCAGCCGATTGTTCGCGGCAACGGAGGGGTTACCGCAACGGAAGCGGATCAAATCGGGCAGGCAACGAACAATGTTCACGGCATGGTGTCCGACGCCTTTGACGAGTTCAGGGCCGCGAAGAAGCGAATCATTTACGAATCAATCGTTGAATGCCATAGGGGGGACCTGGTTGTTCCCGTCCTAAGCCGATACCCAAAATCCGTCATTGAGCGAGCCAAGTTCAGCATTATTGGAGACGAGGACGAGGACCGCGTTGGAGGTGATCGCACCGTATCGGGCGTCACGGTTATGGGGACACCGGAAAACATTCGGCACAACTATATCTTTACCAGCCGTGACGGGTCAGAGAGATCTAACAACATCAATGCAGCAAATGCGTTGATTGCGCTGTTCGGTGTTATTAAAGACCCAATGATCCTGGAGGCAGTCGGCAAGGAGAAGCTTTTTGAGATGCTTAACGCGGTGTTCCGCATGATGGACGCGGGGGTTGACTTGAACCTGGAGGTTCAACCCGGGGAAGAGGGATTCATTAACCAATCCGATGAAATCATTGGAGCTATTGAGAAGTTAAGTCAGTTGGTTCAAGTGAACCAGCAGGAGATCCAGGCACTTAAACAACCGCAAGCTGAGCCTCAGCCAGCGGCTTAAACCCACAATATACACACATGGACCAAGAAGACAATAAGGACAAAAACCAACAAGGTAACGTTGACGAGCATCATAACGCAGATCAAAACCAAGAGGAACAAGAGGTCACAAACCTCGCGGATGATCCCGTTCTTGGTGACATGATCAGCCGACTGACGGGAACGACACCGAAAGCCCCCGAAGTGAAACCTGCCACAGAAGACGATGGCGGCGATAGCGACGAGGAGGAAGGCCGGGAAAGTGATTCCACTCAAGATCAGGAAGATGACGATAAGCTGAAGGTTGTTAAGCCAGCGAAATCGTTGCAGCAACAGGTGCAAGAGGAGTTGGCTCGTATTGATGAAGAAAACAAATCTTCTGCCCAACATCAAAAACCAGCCACCCCAAAACCGGAAGCGCAACCAAAGGAGTCAGGAGACATTGACTCTATTGATATTGACGGGCTTTCAGACGATGAGCAGGATTATTTGGATCTCCTGAAATACGGCGCAAAGAAGGCAGGACATCAATACGCTGATCACCTGAAGAAATTTGTGGCGTTCGCAAAGAAGCGTAACGAACTTAAAGAGCGACTCCAGAATGAAGACCCTGATTCAGATATCGATGACAATGATCAGCTGAAGAATTTCACGCGCAAGAACATGGCGGTGATTCCTAAGAAGGAGATCCGCGCCATCCAGCGCATGCAGGTCCGCGAGGAAGTTGAGTCTGAGCTTGCCAAGAAGTATGACGACAAGATCAAGGACATCGATACTCGGGTCAAGCAATCCGAGATAGCCCCGAAGGTTGAGGCTGAATCTAGCAGGTTCTCGCAATCACTGAGCAAGATTGCCATGAACAAGGAAGCGTTTGGCGGCGATGACACCATTCCGTCCATTCTGAAGGCCATGACGGAAAAGGGGGTCGAAGCTGTCCAAGAAGAGAATCCGTTGTTTTCACAGATTGTCACATCATCTTTTCAGGAAGCATCCAAAGCTGCCAAGGAGCTGGTGAAGCTTACGCGATTCGGCGAGAACGGAATCAACGTTTTCAAGGAAGATGATCCGACACACAATTGGCTGGTTGACTTCATCACACAGCAAGACCAGGTCTTCGCAGAGAAAGGCGGAGCCAAGCGTGTGCGAGACGGAAAACAGTTTGTTACACAGCAGGTATGGACACAGCTCCCCCAAGCGGAACGATCCAAGAAATGGACATTCTCATTGGATGACAGGTTGCGCCATATCCAAGCCAACGCTGTGATGCAAATGCGAAGAAACGTGGAGAATCTGCGCCAAGGACTTGAAAAGGCAGGGTTCACCAAGAAGCAGATCGATCAGCAAATTGCTTCACAAGCCGCGAAAAAGGACAACACGCCAGCTTCGCCGAAGGTAAAACAGACGATACCCCCAGGAACGTCCACCACAGAGAAACCATCTGAGCCTCAAAAGGTTTTGAGCCCCGACGAATTCGCTGCCTTGGGACTCCCTGCTATTTCTTCTTGATACCTCATCAAGCAGTCACAGCAGGCAAACCCTCCCAAAAGCAGGTAAAACTGCCCTTTGGGAGGGTTTATTATGTGACGCCATATATTATGTAACTCGTTATGTCACTTTTAGATCAATGCAATCCAAGGTTCATCCAGGTTGAAGACAGCTGCGGATGCGCTGTCACACGTGCGAACATTGTCGCAATGAAGCCTTCCGACTTTGAGGCCAATTTCTGGAAAGAAACAGGCATGGAGAAGGTTGTTGCCAACACTAAGATGGCTCGCATGGCGGGTGTTCCTCAGAAATCCCTGACGGATCTTCTGCTTTCTCGGACGGTCCCTATGAACCAGAAAACTCTGGACAATCGCGGTTCCGTGATTCAGCCATGGGTTTACGTCCCGCAGGAAACCGCCGTCAACGCCAATCACTGGGAAGTGAAAGCTGGTGGAGCACACCCCGGCGCAGGTTCCGGTGGTATTCACCCTGGCGCATGGCAGTTGACTGTGCATAACGAAGCTGGAGAGTTTGGTTCGGCCCTTACCGACATCTATCGATACTTCCGCCCTGGCCAATACATCTACGTTTTCTATCGTGACGGCTCCAACAACAGCCAGCGAGTGATGTTCAAGATCCTTGATGCTGTTGACGCGACTTCTGGAGGAGTTACTAAGGCAACGGTTTCCGTGGAGCCAAACGTGAACAGCACCACCTGGGCTGGTTACAGTTCGGGCGCAAAAGCGCCGTGGCAACCAACCGCTGGTTTGGCGATCATTCTTGCGAACAGTGTCAGTGATTATGAATCTCACTGTTACAATGCTCCGGTTGAAAACCCTAACAAGCTCAAAGCTTTCTGGTGGCAAACCTCTCGCAGGACTTTCTGCTACAACGATGAGTATGTAAAGGCACTGGAAGCCCCGCTTGTCAGCGACTTCTTCCGTAAGTTCCGCACGATGCCCTTGGTTGAGCAGCGTCGCAAGCAGGAAGCCCGGTATGAGCTGGAATGGTATAACACCATTTTCTTCGGTGATGTCATCGACGACAAGCAGACCGTGGAAACATACACGTCCCTGCCTCAAGTCACTGATCCAGCCAATCCAAGCTGCTTGCTGGAATACAAGGCCAACACCATCGGCATCATCACTCAGCTGAATGATTGTGCTCGCGTTACAGACCTTGCCAACGCCGCGCTTGATTTGGGTGTATTGTTTCAGAACCTTTACTCGCTGAAACGTCAGCGTTCTGCGGGTGGAGCAGTGATCAAGGAGATCGAGTGCTTTACGGATCGATTCACCAAGATGGCACTGACTGAGGCTCTGGTGAAATACTTACGCCTTGAATACGGTGTGACCTGGAACCAGAACTACGAGCCAGGACAGCGCCGTGAAATCAACGGCATGGTGTATTTCGAGTGGACCGACTTCTACATTCCTGAAATCGGTGTCACCTTCCGAATCATCCAGAACGATGGATTCGACGACTTCCTCGCCGCTGCCCCGAGTGCTCACGCATCTGCGGCTCGCTGGATGATGATGATCGATTGGAGCGACATTGAGATCGGTATGGCTGGAGCCAAGTCCGTGAAACGACAAACCAATTTGGCTGACAATCTGTATAACTGCGTGATCACTCCGGTCGCCAACCATTACGAGTTGTTCAGTCAAACCTACACAGTGATGATCGGAGACCCGAACCGTCACTTGGTTTACACGAACTTCAACAACGCAACCTGCCCGACAATTCCTAGCCAACTGTGCTAAGCAGGTAGCTGACATTCTTTGTCTCGTCCGTGTGTGACAAAGCCCACGACCCCCGATTGGTTTCCTTGGACCAGTCGGGGGTTTCTTGCGTCAAGAAATGTCTTGCCAAAAGGAAACACTATGTGTAGCGTAACAAAAGCATATGAGTGCGACAAAATACTTTCACACCGGAAACGCATCACGTCCTTATCGAGTCGGCGCAAACCTTGTTAAGTTTGAGCTTGCGGGAAGAAACGGCACAGCTTGGGAAGGAATCCTGGAAACAGATGATGCCGAGATTATTTCAGGCCTGAAAACATTGGAGTCTGAAGGGCATTCTGCAATCCGTGAAATTGAGAAGTCGGTTTACGATGATCTCAAAAAAAAAGCGGTATCGTTGAAATCAGGCGAAACAGTTCGCCTAATGCCCAGTCCAGCATTCGCGCAACCCAACCAACGCGCAAGTGCGGTGCATGCGGCGGTGGAAGGCGCACCTGATCGGGAGCAGGAACCCGCCCCCACCAAGACCATCGATGAGCTGATCAAGACAGACAAGGTCAAAGCCAAAGAAGGCGACGACAAGATCCCCTCGTAACACGGTTGTTCTCTTATGAAAAACACTTGGTCAAGATTCTTTAATAATGTCAAGACGCTCATGGCGGGTGATTACGATATCGCCAACCTGAGCGACTGGATGCTTGCCCAGGTGAGACAAGGGGTGATCGACATACAGGATACGGTGGATTTTTACCGCGTCGGTCACACAACTGTTTTCAAGCCCTGCGACCTTGACGTTCTCCAACAAGCCAGCCGAGGTTGCCTTGATCATACTCTGGAAAGCATCCGTCGGGTCGAAATTGTAAAAGATGATGATGATTGCCAGCGGCGACTGGTCTGGCTGGAGCCGTGGAGTGATCGCAGGGAACTTATTTGCGGGTGCCGACAAGCCTCTGACTTTGCTGGTATCTCCTTTGATCTTTCTCGCGGGGAGTTCTACATCAACCCAGTTATACCAGAGGGATACATCCTTGAGATTGAGTGGAATGGCCTGAAGCGAACCTTCGGGGATGATGATTGCGTGCCATTTGACGAGCAGATGGCTGGCGTGATCAAGGATTATCTTTTATGGCAAATCAAGAAGCAGATCGACCATGACCTACCGGAGGCGCAGAGACTTGAGGTTGATTACAGAAGGTCCAGGCTTGCGCTGTATCGCGCATCCATCCGGCGGCAAAAGCTTCAGGATAACATTTATGCTGAAGGAAGAAGTGAGTGCGCCCGTTGTTGGGAGATTGCGCCATGCACAGAGATTTCCTCAACAGAAAGCCATAGCGTGACATTCGTTGCATTTGGTGATTCAGGCATGACATCGTCTGGCGCTGAAACTGAAGTGGCCTCACCTACTGCGCCTTACGCAACGATTACTGTTCCGAATTATTACGCTCAGATCCAGCAGCGTGTTGCTGACTTGGTAGACGTGATTGATCCCGACTTCCTGTTGCTTCTCGGAGACCTGAACTACCCATCGGGCGCAAAGGATACACTTGATGACAATCTGATTGATTATTTCGAGGATTACATCCCGAACTCTCAAGGGTTTATTGATGGAGACCTGACCGCAACCACGGTTGCCAGCGGCTACACTGTGCTTGACTCGACTTCTGGAGGTAAGTCCGCATACCCAGTTTGGGGCAACCATGATCTCGGGGCTCAGGAAGATGGTGTTTGGGGTGGTCCGTTGATGGCGTTGTTCCCTGAGATATCCGACCTGAACAACGGGAAGCGATACTACGATTTCGTGAAGGGTGATGCTCACTTTTTTGTTCTTAACTCTGATGAATCCGAGACCGCAGGAAAAGAAGAGGATGGCATCGATATAAGCAGCAAGCAATACAGCTGGTTTACTGAGGCGGTCAAAGCGTCAACTGCTCGCTGGAAGATTGTCCTTGTCCATCGCCCCCCTTACACTTCCGATGAATCCCATCAGTTTGGGTCAGTCAAGATGCGTTGGCCTTTCGACATGCACGGCATAGACCTCGTCTTGTCCGGTCACGCTCATGCGTATGAACGCATCTATGCTGACTATGTTTTACTTAATGTGGGAACAGGCGGCGCACCTTTGAGAAACTTCGGGCGCACCTCACCAGAAATCAAGAAGCGTTACAACCTTCGCCACGGTGTTCTGAAGGGTGAAATCTGTTACGACAAGATCACTCTTGAGTTCTGGAACATCGACAATAAAAAAATTGACTGCGTAACCCTGAAGAAAGATTGCAACCAATGAGTAGTAGCTCTTGCCCGAATTGTTCATCTGTAAACTGCCAATGCCAAGAGGTGGTCATTAACGAGACCAACCCCAACAAATCAGGGCATCACTATGTCGATACGGTGAGTGACCTTCGTAACGTCCCGTTTTCCGCGTTGAATAGGGTTGCGTTTGTTTTTGGCCGTGAAGCTGCGTTTGATAGCAACGGTGGAGTTTGGGGGTGGGATCAGAACTCGACAGGGGTGGATGATGGGACGGCTGCTTCTGAATACGTGGCCCCGTTTAATATCGGTGGAGGACAGGGGAGATGGCGGCGGCTGAATCCATTGATTTCAGCCTCATGATAATTTTATGACCAAATGGCAAAAACACACACGGACAGACCTTGCCAGATTTTCAGACCATTTAAAGCGAGACAGGATAAACATTCTCTGTCCGTCTGGAATCGGGGATCTGTATTGGATTTACTCAAAGTTTGCTCACTTGAAAGATGAAGCAATCTTCTGGTTTCCGGGGGAAGAAAACCGTAGAGCTGGCCCATTGGCCGATATCTTTGGATTAACTTACGGCTACCTGCCTGGTCTGACTACAGACTTTGTATGGTCTCAGCCAGGTAACGATCCTGTTGACGGACGCAGAACGCTAGTTGTTCACGCAAACCGCCACCTTGAAGCTGGAAAGCATCTTACGGATTGGTATCCAGAGTTTGACCTGCAATACCACAATGTAAACTCCGGTTACACGCCGCCTATAAATTCCAGCTACATTTGTTTGTTCACGTGCGGACACCACTACATGGGTGGTCAACTTCACTCGACTGTGTGGGCAAATATTGTGAAGTGCCTGATTCAGTCCACTGGAAAGAAGGTGGTTTTGCTTGGGGCTGGAAGCGATGTTCCGTTATGCAGGGAGATTGAGACAACTTACCCACAATACGGATCATGTATCGGGGTTTATGATCGCCCATTATCCGAAGTGTTCGGGTGGATTTTAGGATGTGACACTATGGTTAGCGTAGCGTCAGGGTTCTCAATCATATCCACTTGCGTTGGTGTCCCAACGATTACCGGATACCCAAGGCACCTGGATAAACTTCCAGGAACATTTGAGCCACTAGATGCCATTTGCGAAGACATGTTTCTGGACGAGTTGCCAGATTACATATTCAACTTCAAGCACAACGATTTAATGCTGTAACTATTATGGGCCGAGAAGATGGGTTTTTGTTGGTGATTCAGACGTGGCACAGACCAGATTATCTGGAGTTGCTGCTGGATCAGGTTATGCAGTTTACAAAGACTAAGTTTGAGTTAGTGGTTTCAACCGCTGATGAGGACGAGGAAGCTATTCGTATCTGTGAGGAACGAGGAGTGACCTGCTTTCACTCCCTTGACAGAGGGGTTGGCAGATCGCGCAATCAGGGCTACTGGTATTTTTGGGAGCATACTCAATACGATGTTGTGATCATGCTGGAGGATGATTGCCGCGTATGGGAAGTCGGATGGGAGGAGGAATGGATTGCTGCTGCCAATCGATGGGGAATGATCTGCTACGCATACAATAACAAAAAGGAATCACGCGGCAACAATCGGTGGGATGACCCAATCTGGACAACAGATTACGGCTTTCATGCAACAGCATTCAACCGGGGCGCAATGTCTCTTGTAGGGTTTTCTGATCCAGTGTTTGGTGGTTATGGGTTTGATGACACTGAACTTGCGTGGAGATATTACCGCGCTCTCCGAGCTGAAGGGTCTTGGGCTGGACAGCCGTTACAGTGCCACCCCTGTTTAAGCTGTCACATAGGAGTTCTTTTTGATCATTCATTCTTCAACCCAACAACCTTTAATGAAAACCAAAAGCTTCTCAAGAAGATACAGGCCGACCCTAAATCTCCGGTAGGCAAATGGTATCCATGGATAAGCCCGTCAGATCGGGAGCTTTTCCTAAGCGGGATACGACCACACATCCCCAAAAGCAACACCAATAAGCCTGGTAAATGCGTTTTCTGCGGCGGAAACGGGCGTGAGATAGGGCGAAAAGACGGATACCCGCTTCGTTCGTGCCACGGATTGACGATGTCATTCCCATACAAGAGTGAAGCAGAGTATGAGTCCATCTATACTGAAGGCGAATACCATGACAAGATCCAGGAGCAGGAGGGTCAGCTTGATTACTGGAGCAGGGATAAGGATCTGCTGATTGCCTCGGAGTCCAGGATGAAGCTTTTACGGGCGATGGGAATTGCCGAGTGGGGTAACAAATTTCTGGATGTAGGAGCCGGAACTGGTGCGCTTGTCCACAAGGCACACGAACACGGACTGAAGTCTCTCGGGGTAGACCCGTCTGAGAGAGTTGTTCTCGAAGCGAAAGCCAAAGGCAGGACGATGCAAGTGGGTGACGCTTACAATCTGCCTGACGGAGATTGGGACGTGATCTACATGTCTGATGTGTTTGAGCATTTAACACGACCAAAGGAAGCTTTAAGAACCGCATGGGATCACCTCGCAAAAGATGGCACGCTTATCATAGAGATGCCCGAGGAAGGGTGTCCCCAAGCTCAGCAGCAGGGAATGAAATGGAGGCACTATCGCCCAACTCAACATGTCTACCTGTATAACGAGGGCGCGATCAGGTCGCTTGCTGTTCGTTATGGATTCTATGTTGAAGCCGTTACAAGGCCATTGAGGGGATCTATCGGTAAGTTTGTGGTCTATTTAAGGAAGACAGAATCTAGCCTCCAATAACGCCTTGATCCCAAAAAGACCTACCCCATAATGTTATCGTGTCAACAAAATCGATCACCATACGCCCTAGAGACGGAGGGCGGCTTGCTTCAGGTGTTAGCACGGATAGCGCAGGGTTAGCGGATTACTCAATCAAGCGCAACTTCCGACGCACCCTTGACGGAGAGCGGAGGCGGGAGGGTTACGATTACTTGTGGGCGAACCGTTCAGACGATGAAGGCAAGACGTTCTCAACAAACCCAGGGGATCAGCCTTTTCCTGGTCGGGCTACTCTTGTCAATGTTTACGCGACTACATTCCGAGGATCAGACATGAGGGGGTTTGCTGACCTGGTTTCCGGTCAGGCCCACTTGTTCCAGGTGGGTGAGAAGGTGCGCGTTTCTTACGGGAACTCACTGTCTGATGGTGTTTACACGGTTCTTGATGTGCGCGAAGATGTATGCCGAACCCGATTAACATTGGACTTGAGCGGCACTCATTGGGCTTCTTCGGATTACTACTCAACCTCTACAGGCGATTCGTCCGTGTCGATGGGCTCAATCTGGAGCGAGGAGCCCGTGACTATGGTTCACATGGCAACAAGGCCGAACGGAAGGAAGGCGTTAATTGTTGGCACACGGCCACGGATCTACCGGTTCTTAGCCCTTGAGCAGACTGGTTACGTTGATCCAGCAGCGGAATACATTGATACAGGTGACGCCAACTATCCGTATTGGGATGGCAACCCTGGAGAGTGGATTGTCATTGCAAATGGTTTCTCCATGAACGCTCAGCGGTGGGAGGCAGTATCAATTAACGGCTGGTCAGTGTTCAACAACGGGGTTGATTTGCCCCACTCATACAGAGTGGAGGACGCGCAAGCTCACCCACTGTATGAGCTAAGGGAGCAAGGCGTCGCTTCGGTTGGATGTATTGCTGAATACGGAGGAACCTTGTTTTGTGGCAACATCAAAGAAATCAAGTCCAGTTACCTTGAGATTTTGTTTACGCCAGACGGGGTTGATTACTCGCCTAGATCGGTTGCTTCCCAGTCAGGAACCACGGTCACTCTCAGTAATGATTGCGGATTTATCTTTGAGGCATCCGATGTTGGTAAGGTGATCATCTACTCTACAGGTGAGCAAGCGGAGATTACAGCTTTCATCAGCGAAACACAGGTAACCGTTGATACTGAGCACGCGATTGATAGGGCTGGATTTAAGGTTTATTGTCAGGCGTCACAGACTGGTGTCACTAGGTCAAGCGGCATAACCATGACCAAGATCACTAATATGATCATTGCGTCTGACGCGATCTTTGACGCATCTATGGTCGGGGATAAGATTCGGGTTCTGGATGGCAGGGTTTACACTATTACTATTTACGTTTCGCCAACAATGGTTCGCGTGGATACGTTTGGGGCCAACATTCCAGACCCAATACTATTCTCGATCATTCATACAGGTGACAGCGATAGGGTCAGGGCCGGATGTGACATCTTCACATCGTGCATGGTTGGCAGGTATCTGGCGTGGGAAAATACCGGAGAGGTTCGCAGGATCACTGAATACATCAGCCCCACAGAGGTTGCGGTTAGTCAGCTGAACGCGATACCGGAAGGGCCGTTCTACATCGTGAGTGAGGATGCTTACAGGAGGTTTGAGGACGCATCGCAGATCAACCAGATTAGCTGGCGCACTTTATGGTCTGACTACGAGAAACCGACACGATTCTACCCGTCTGTCGTAGCGGGGGCAACCGAAGGATCACGTGAGATCAAACTGAATGTGCCATCCAAAGCGTTTCAGGCTGGCGACTCTATTCTGATTGCTGGCGCAGGTGAGGGCGGGGGGAACCTGACAGCAACAGTCAGATACGTTGTTGCAGATCGGTTCATCAGGCTGAGCACTGAAGTCAAGACGACAACATCGGTTGCAGTGGTTCAGCATTCCGATGCTGCGGGGTCGATCGTGGGATACGAGGACATACAGGACGACAGCTCGGGGATCATTAAGATGCTGGAGCTGGAATCAACACTTGTGATTTACAAGGACACATCCATCTTCCTGGTCAACCAGTCAAGCAGCAATGATGCTCCCTATGTGTTCCGGTTAAGGAAGATCCCGAAGTCGCACTCGTTGTATTTCAGGAACACTCTGGTTTTGGTGGATAGTAAATACCACCTTTACGCAGGCAAGAACAGCTTCTACAGGTTTGACCTATCACTACAACGGCCTGTGGAAGATGTGCCGTCTGAGCTGTGCAAGGATTCGTTTTACCATAATGCCACGCTCGCAGGAACGCATGACGTGTGGAGTGCGGTTAATGCTTTAACGAAAGAAGTGTTCATGGTGGTCGTCGGAGCTGGTAACGATACTGCTCTCTGCTTTGATTACCTCTACGGGACAGCGTCCACTTCAGACGCAGCGATCAGTGCAGCAGCTACGGTTAAGAGGCCGAAGGGGAGCGCATTGACAGGTGAGACTGAGGACTGGTTTGTAATGGGAACGGACGATGGATGCATTCTCGTTTACGGTAAAGCAAATGAACCCGTTGATTCGTGGGGTGATGTGAAGGAGATATTCTACCGAAGATCCGGTTATCCGTTTGCGAGCCCAACACAATCGTATGACAGCATCATGCGAACAGGTCTCGGAGATTTCGGGTCACCGTATATGCACAAGATCCTTAGAGCAATCCAGGTCCAGGTTTCAAGCAAGTCGGGGATTCATCCAATTAAACTGATGCCAATCGGAGCCGAAGCTCCCTCCGCAGGTGTAACGCAACTCATGGCGTCACATTTTGAGCTTGATAAACCTGATGTTGCCAATAGAGTAAACCTATACTTCCGGGGGTATTTCTTCGGTGATGAAATCAAGGTTGAAGGCAAGGATAACGCGGTGGAAATAGTGAGTAAGACATATGAATACACGGCAGAACGGACAAACGGAACCAACATGACAGCTAAGGCAACCTAATGGACCTGCACAAAAATTGTTTTTTTACCAATCAAACAGCCAACGCCACCAGCGCAGTGGTCAAATCAATGGGCGGCATGCGTCAGGTTATCGTGTTTGGTAATCTTGACGGCGGTACGCTAACGATTGAGGGGAGTCAAGACGGAACTAATTGGTTCCCGATTAAAGCGATATCAGCGATAGGGCATTACTCTGTCCCTTTCTCAATCGGCAGCATACGAGCCAAGATTGCAGGAGGTGGAGCAAGTCTTGACGCCACGGTGTCCGCGTATGAAGACCCTGATGTGATGGTGGTTTATCCGTAATGACGCTGGAGCGTAAACAATCCGCAAAAACAGGTGACTCCCCAGGTGGGATACCTGAAACGCTACCGGAGCTTGATATTTACGGAGACACCCCAGGGTCTAAGGCGTTAGCAGATTACAAGCTGAAGCTGGATGTTTGGTGGCGAGACACCAGGGCATCGATTGAGCGGGAACTGAAAGATTTACGAGATGGCAACACTTGATTTGGACATTGTAAAACGGCTCGATAAAGGGTCACCGCTTACGGCGCAGGAGATGGATAATAATCTGTGCCAGCTTTACGATGCCTGGAATGCGCTTATTGAGTTAGTGACATCGGTTATCGGTGTTGACGGAAAGCTTGCAGCATGTTCCGTAGTCACTGATTCTTTATGTGACAGGGTGGTGACTCAGGCCAAACGTGCTTGGGGATCGGATTTCGTGGCAGACGACACAGGTGTTGCGGATGCGGTTGCAATCAGCTTCACGCCAACCATCGCAGCATACTCCACAAAGGTTCTGGTTGCTGCCAAGATCAAAGAGACCAACACAGGCGCAGCAACTCTTAACATTGACGGCATTGGCGCGAAGACCATCAAGAAGCACGGCACAGAAGCCCTAGAAGCTGGCGATCTGGTTGCTGGTAAAGTATCACTGTTCGCATATGACGGCACAAATTTTCAGCTACTCAACCCGACGAAGTTCAACGTCACCGTCACGGCTCCGACGACCACCAAGCTGCTCAAGGTAACTGATCCGTTCATCATCCAGCACACACCTCCCACCGCGATTCTTACAGGAACAGATGTCCTGATTGACCACGTCAGTGAGTCAACGAACCTTGTGACACCGACCTACGCAACGGGATGGTCAACTACTGAGTTTAACAATGCATACGGTGAGGATTGGTTTGCAAGAGGGACAGGTGGCGTATTGACGAGAAGCTTTCACGGTCATGTTGACTATGATTTTACGGTCAGCGATTTCACGAAGATGCTTTCATCGGTTGCGTCCATCGGTGAGGTTGAATCAGTTCGCGCAACCGTGAAACTACGTGGTTATTCGTCTGGTGGCACAACGGTAAACGGTCTGTTTTCAGGGTTCTTTTATGAAGACGTTGACTCAAATCTGTTCATCCCCGTTTCTGCCAGAGACTACCAAAGCACATCGGTCAGGGACACCATAGACATTGGGGTGTTTGATATCCCTGTTGATGGTGCGCTGAAACTAAGGGCAATGTTAATAGATGACCACGCACTAAACAGTTCTTCAGGGGGTATCGTGCGCCATTCACGCATGGAGCTGAAGATAACACATTTACTTTTAAGGCAATAACGATATGCCAATAGGATTAGGAGCAGCAACATTAGGCGCTGGAGCACTTGGGTTAGCAGGTAGTTTGTTTGGTTCAAGTTCAGCCCAAAAAGCAGCCAAAGCACAAGCAGCGGCTCAGCTTGAAATCAACAAACAGCAACTTGACTTCGCTCGGGAACTGCGAGGTGAGGGTGGTAGCCCCGTGTTCTTGCCGACCTATTCAGGTGATCGTGAGACTGAGCTGTTTGATGTAGCTGACACCTTGTTTGATAGCGCGGCACCAGGAGAAGGCAGAAGCGACGAGGTTGCGGCTACAGTCAGTCCGTTCCTGGCAGATTTCCAGGCAACACTTGGAGGTGTTCGTAGTGGTGAGCGCACTAATCGACTATTACAGAACAACGCGCCAGTCCGGTCAGCGAGGTCATCCGCAGCGTCGGCACGCCTTGACGCAATCAATCAAGCCCTGGATGAAACTTTGGCACAGATCAATGCTTCTGAATCCAAGAAAGGATTTTCTGGAGGCGGTTCGTTCCGAAACAATCGCGCACTGCAATCCACGCTTGGAGCGCGTCAGGATGCAGCTCAGGCAACATCAGCGGCGAACCTGGCCAACGCGACCGATGAGGCGAACATCAGGAACCAGCAGGAAGAACTCGCATTACAGCTCGGGTTACAGGCTCCAGAGCTTGCAAGGTCTGTGATTGGATTGCAGAACGCGCCTAACACAATACCCATCCAGGAATACCTGGACGCTTTACAGGTGTTCGCCCCGTTCAACACGAGCCAGAACAATAATGCTGCGGCTTCATTAGTGGGCGGTCTTCGTGCTCCGCAGTTTACCCCTGTGTCACCCGCAGGAAACGCGCTTGGTTTCCTTTCAGGGTTCGGCTCTCAAGCTATCGCGGCACAGCAACAGCAGCAAATACTTGACCAGATACTCAGCCAACCGCAGACCCAGGCACCCCTGAATTCTGGATTCTTCGGGGATCAGTATCAACCTATCGTGTAATCATGGCAGCAAACGACTTTCAGACAGGAATGCAATCAGGGGCGGCTTTGTTCGCTCCTATCGCACAAGCGCAGGCTCAGGCAAATGAGTTGCGCCTTGCCCAACAGCAGCAGATTGCCAACCGCCTGTTTGCCCAACAGCAGCTTGAACAGCAGTTAAACGCTCGCCAGTCGATCAGTAACAACGAGCTTGCGGCACGCGAGAAACTCCAGAAGGCACAACAGTTATTTGCAGCCAAGCAAGCAGCTGATTCATTGGCAGCTCAAGCAGCAGAAGCAGAGCGGCAGCGTGACTTCACTTTCACCAGAGACCAAGAGAGAAGCGATGAAGCTTTCCGCTTGCAGCAAGATCAGATGGATCAGAACACGGAAGTCGCCGGAGCGGTTTTCAGCAGGTTGAACGACACGACCAACCAGCTCCGTGAAAAGCTGACCATCACTGACGCTGAACGCGAGGCCGCTTTAGCTAATGCCATCCAGCTTACAGGGGATGACGCTAAGCGGACCAGGGGCGAGGACTTTGCGGCGTTCTTTACTCGCGTATCAAACGATAACCCCGAGATTGCCGCACAGTTCCAGATTGAGTTGCAGGGAATACAGCAACAGAAGATCGCAGATCCAGAAGTGCTGGCGTTACAGGCTCAAGGCAGGACACTTGGTAACATCTTTGAGAATGTAACAAGAGGTGGAGGTTTTGATCCCTCGTTCCTGTTCACCCAGCAACCGGACGGACAGGCTGCATCTGATCCAAACGATCCGCTTGCATTCGCAGATTCCCTTAACGCATTGATCAGTCAAGGACAGCAAGCACCCGCTCAACAAGAGGGGGTTGTGGTCCCTGGTTCTGCGGGTATTCTTGGTGGAGCATTGGGCGCAGCGCGTTCTGTTACTGAACCATTAACCCGGTCCCAGGCTCCAAGCCTTGATTTGGGATCGTTGCTCTTTGGCGGTAACGCAATCACTGATGATGACGTGGAGCCTCTGCGGTCGTTTGCTGTTCAGAACGAAGGCATGACCGATCAGCAGTTCCAGAATTTAGTAAACTCCGCACCTATTGACTCCGATGCATCAAGGGCAATTAGAGAGTTGAATCAGAAGCGGATACTGAGTGAGCGGCTCCAGGCTCGACCGACTCAATCAAACATCCTTGGAGTTGACACGAAAATCCCGATCGAGCCTGGTCCTACATTCAGGTAATCGATGAGCAACACGGCAGTCAAATGGTTCAGGCAGGTTTCACCAAACGCAACGCTGACCGATGAGCAGATAACGCTCAAGGTCTATGATCTGGCGCGATCCGGTGATCAGCGTTTCCAGATCTTTGACCAAGATCCAGTATTCACAGGGCTGGCGCAATCACTCGACAAAGAGCGGAGACTTGCATCTGCTCCGGGCATACTTGGTGAGGCAACTCAAACCCTCAAGTCCGGCATTGATTCCACTCAAGCACGTTTCTTCGACACCATAGGCATGCTGGGTGCCGCGACTGGGCTGGATTCCGTTAAGGATTTCGGACTTCGTAAAGCAGAAGAGAACCTCCAGGAAGCAGCACAGAATGCTCCGACACTCCCTGATTTCTCGGAGGTTGAAAACATTGGGGAGGGTATCCGGTTCCTGGTTGGTCTTGCCGGGTCACAAGCCCCACAGCTTGCGGCGGTCCTTGGGGGGGCGGCAGCAGGTTTGGCCACACTTCCAGCGGCAGGGTTAAGCCTTGGCGCAAGTGCGGCCATTGGTGGCGGAGCAACAGCTTTCACGCAGACTCAGAACTTCGGTGACCTGGTTCGCCAAGGTGTCCCAGAGGAGGAGGCGGTAAGCATCGGTTTCGGAACAGGTGTGGTATCAGCGGCTCTTGAGTCTCTTGTGCCAGCGGTAGCGATCACCCCGCTGTTTAAGGCAGCAGGTCAGCAAGCAGGTAAGACTTTAACCAAGAGCATTCTCGACAGGTTGCCGGAGAGCCGGAAGGTTGCTGTCCTTCGTAACGCCGCCAAGAACGCAGGAGTGGATGGTGTTGCGGAATCGGCAACTGAAATGGCGCAGGAGGCAGTAACTATTGCCTCGGAGATTTATGCTCAACGAAACAATCCAGACTTTGAGATCAGCGATGATGACATTCAGCGTCGTATCCTTAATGCTGGCGTGGCTGGCGGTATTCTGGGGACTGGCTTGGGCGGTGTCACTGGTGCTGTCACTGCTCCTGCTTCTCGCGGGAGCGATGTCGATGCTGACACGCAACCCGATACACCTGAAGCGAACGACATCCCTGAAGCAACCGAACCGCAGGACGTTGTTTTCGGCCAAGCAGAGGTAGCAGCACAACGACCAATTGAGTCTCTGCCTGAAGATCCGGTTGCAGATCCATCCTTTCCTCCGGCGGTCACACCGGAGCAGCAACAGAATCAATCTATCATTGAGGCGATTCAGGTGAGGCAATCGCAGGAACCTCAAACCCAGGCTGGTCCGTTGGCAACTCAGGCTGACGTGGCTCCGCTTGAGCGGCAGATCGAGGAGTCGATAAGCGAACTTGAACAAGCCCTTCAGTCCCAGGATGCTGATGCGTTCACGGCAGCTGAGCCTAAGTTCCGCCAGGTGTATCGCCTTGCTGAGCAATCCGGTATCGCTGGACAATTACAGCAGCAGCTTACGGCGGTGCTTTTGCGTAACAGGCAGAACCTTGATATCATCACGGCAGCGTTGCGTGATCGTTCAGAAACACAACCTCAAACTTCTGACGAGACAACACCTCAAGTCCTTGCTGCTCCAGAAGATGTCATTGAGCCAGAGATCGTTGAAGGCGAACTCGCTACTGTTACACAGGACACTCAGGATAATCAAATCGCCACTCGACCACAGGAGCCCGAGGTCAGCGAGGTGCTGAACTGGCTGGATGATGAGTCGTCACCAGTGGTTGAGGACACGCAGGAAACGGACAAGATCATTGCTCGACAGCCTTTTGTTCTTGAGATCGACGAGACCACCAGCGAGGAAGTTGTTGGGGATGGAGCACGAAAAGGCAAAGGAACAAACAACATTACCCGCAAGTATGTGTTCTTTGAGGATGCAGTTGACCCTGATGCCAGGGTGGTGGGGCTTCCTGTTTACAAGCTGAACGGTCAATTGGTTGTGGCCAGACCAGACTTCATGCCTGACCTGAAGGTTGACGGAACGCCAAGAGCAAAACCAAGACCCGTTCCGTATTCCCAACTCATCGAGGATGGTAGGCTCGCCCCGATCTATGCTGTGCGCCTTAAGCCGGAGAACGCGGTTAAGGGTAACGATCCGAATGCGGCGATCTACTTTGCCGACACAACGGATCTTGAGAATCGGCTGATTAATCCTGCTCAAGAGATCCTGGCGCGTGTCCGTGAGTCTGCGGGAACCACCCAATCATCATCCATGGATCTGGATGAAGGAACGGGTAACAGTGCTGGCGGCAATCAGGTGGGGCTTGATGCAATTGGAGATACTGTTGCTGGGGATAGCTTTGATTTCGAGTCGGCAGAAGGCGGTGACCTTAACTTGTTCGCTAACACTCTGCTTGAGATAGCTGGAACATCGTTGCCGACTGAACAGCAGTTGATAGATGCATTCCGCTCTGCGGTTCAAGACGCCCGAAATCATCCGGTTGTGGAAAGATTTCTGGTGGGATTCCTGGAATCCACGGGGCTTGCAAAGGATAAAACATTCTGGCAGAAAACAAAATATGAGCAACTCGACGAAATCACATTCAAGGCCACTCCAGCAGTTCTCGCAATCAGAGATAGAAACGCTGAGCAACTTGCTGGACCGCGCCAAGGATCAGCTACGCAAGAAGGGCTACCCGATACCGGAGGACAGCAATACTTCTCCATCCGAGAAGGACAAGGCTACATCGGAAACCAACCGGAAGCCTTAAGGGGCAAGTTCTTTTCCGTCCTTGAAAGCCTTCAGGGTGCTGGTATAGCTGTATCCCTGGACACAGCTATTGAGCAGGAGTTCGGTCAGACAACTCCAGCAAAAAGCTCCATCACGCTTGCGCTGAACGATTCACAGCACCCGACACTGGACAACTTCCGGTTACTACTCCATGAAGCGGCTCACATTGTTGCTGCGTCCCTACCAAAACCCGTCTATGATGCGGTTCAGCGAGCGGTTACGCGATACGCAAGGGAGAAGCTTAATCTTCTAAGCGATTCAGCGGACCCCCGCATACGAGAGGAGAACCCTGATAACCTGGATGCTCAAACATTGGCTGAGGAAATCTTTGCCGAGACACTGGCTCAGGAGTTTGGGGATGCGAACATCAGCCAGACACTTGCCAGCCGAGTCTTCCGTGTTCTGAAAGATATTTACTTCAGGGTTGCCATGGTGGGTCAGCGATTACTTGGTCGCCAGCCCAATCCTGAGCTTGCCGATGCATACGCACGCAACCGGTTTGAGCAGCTTGTTGGCGGTGATGCTGACAGCCTGATAAGCTTCCTGGTTCCTAACTTTGATCCGCGTCAAGACATTGATTATGTGGATCGATTCTCTGTTCGCGCTCAGCAAACATCAGTGACCAAGGCGCACATGGATATTGCTGGCCACAATGAGGAGGCTAAGGTTCAGAACTTGATTGCGACGGACCTTGAGAAGAATCCGGTTGTCCTTGAGGAAGCGCAACGCACTGGCACTACTCCGAAGCAAGCTGTCTTAGGCATGCTTGGGCTCAGGGATAGCGAAGAGATAGCTCAAACGATTGCGTCAGGCATTGACCCAACTACAGGTCAGCCACTTGAAGCGGACCCAAGCTTCACGATGAACACTTTCAAGGGGCAGGATCTCCGTCACCGCGCCTTGAGGGATTACCGTGTCAGGCTCCAGAAATCCGTCAACAAAATCACGAACAAGCTGTCATCTGCGATTGCGAGAAAAACAGAAGCTCAGACCAAGCTTGAGAAGATATCCGTCGAACTGAACGACAAGCATGAGGCGTGGCTGGATCGATCACAGTTCAGCAAGTTCTTCGCTCAGACCATGCGCGGTATGATGAAGAAGACGCTTGAGGACGTTGAAGGAACCAGCTTCCAGCTTGGCGAGGTAACTCAAGAGCTTCGCTCGATCCGTAGAGACTTGTCCAAGGAGAACCTGATCAAGTATTACGGAACGGCATTACGCAAGCTGGCTCAATCCAAGAAGCTACCAGGTAACTTCAACATCCTGAAGTTCTTTGAGACGGTCATCACTGATCCAGACGTGAGTTTGCTGGATGATATTGACACTGTTAAGACTAATCTGAAGGAGTCAAACAATCCTGCGTATGCTGCTTTGATTGGGGATACGCCCGAGTCTGACGCGTTGCTGGCATCGATGATTGCCTACGCCAGGAAGGATGACGTTGTCATGCTTAACCTGGAGCTTGCCAAGATGGATTCGGTTGCTGATCGGCACGCGATCCACAAACGCCTTGGCGAACTGCTCAAAGATGCTCAAGGAGATTTCAAGGAAAGCTTACTCAAGCTCAAAGAGAATGTCAGGATGGAGGCAGCTGCTCGGATTATCTACAATCGAGCAAGAAAGAAGCGTGATCAATACAGGGCATCCATCAATAAAGCCAATAAGACCATCTCGGTTGCGGAGCCAGCCATCAAGCATTATACAGCGGAGGAGAACAGGCTTTCCGGTGAGTTGGGTATTCATGTCCAGTTTGTCTGGCACGATGGAGCGACTTATATTGTGCCTCCCGATGCATCAGCTTCATCTGATGATGTTCGCGCAAATCGTAAATCATTAACGTTAAGCGGTGACAATAACCCAACCAAGCCATCGGAGTTGAATGACCATCTCGGACTAATGGTGGCGTGGCTTGAGAACCGGAAGGCTGACAGTAACTTTGATCAAACATACCATGACGTAGCGCATCAGGTTCAAGAGTTAATGAAAGGCGTAATCCAGCGCGAGACAGACAAGCCATCAGCATTACAGTGGGTGTGGCAAACCAGATGGATCAGCATTCCTGATATTGTAAAACGATTTGGCTCCAACAATGCCAACGCGATTGGTCAAATGATCAAGGGGTTTGTGGCTGAGCACGGAGCGATCCACAAGAAAACCCATAAGCTTCAACGTGATATTGATAGGCAATACGCAGATGTCATAAAGCTGTTCAAGGGCTCAAAAATCAAAGTGGATCTGGATGCTTTCACGGCACAGTTCTACAATCCAGCCGTTGAGTTCCTGTCAAAGCAGGATGATATCAATGACATGGACGTGTCGGAGGACCAGGCATGGAGCGTTGCGATGGGGCGACTGAAGGATCATATGGATCAAGTTGTTGGGCTGAAGCTGCCAAGCCAGCGTGATAATTTCTACGCGGCATTCTCCAAGCTGCTCCGATCCATGCGTGACCTGAATGATTTATGGGTCAACGAAATTGATGAATCAGGGCAGGGGGGAGTTATCGACGACGAGATCCAGATCATGAACGCTTCCGGCATGAAGGTTCCAGCTGTCCGATCACGTATTCGCAGGGGGGTAATGACTGTGCCTCGGCGCATCAGCGATGATGCTCTGTCCCTGTTCCGCATTATGTCAGACGGCAGCACATCGATTCCTTGGCAGACATTCAGCGCGAAAGCCGCAGAAGCCAAGAATGCCTATGATGAAGGTGGATCCGAAGCGGCATGGGAAGTCATCGGCGGCGCGTTTGATAACAACGTGGTTCAGCGCATGTTTGTTGAGCCTATATTCTCATCGGAATCTGAGGCAAACATCCTCCCGTCACCAGGCCCAGGCTACACTGCGCCACTCATTGACGTGGTTCAGAATGCCCACACTGAGTCTGGCGGTAATATCATTGCGGCACTTGAGAAGATTGCCATCGAGCATGAAGCAGACCCATCTGTTTACATTCAGGAAAGCTTAACCGCTATGAGTAAGCTGTATCGCCAGCTTCGCAGTGCTCTCAAAGAGTCTCGACCCGACGATATTAAGGCATACATCAAGGAGGGTGAAGTCGATGAGGGCTCCATTCAAGGCGGTGGGTATTGGTCGCAATTGGTGCCTGGCATCATGTTGAACGCCCGTAAGATTGATCACTGGCCAAGCTCATGGTTCAAGAACACTTACCTGGACGACCATACGATTGCTGGAATCAATGCACGTGTGGCAGCACAAAAGACTTTCGGGGCAAACAATAAGCGACTTGCCAAAGCGTTCGCATCACTGGAGCGTGAGGTTAATGCCAAGACAGACATCCTGACGACACTTGAAACAGAAGCTAATGCACTTGGATTGTTGTCGAAGGAGGACCGAGAGGCGTTCATGTCTGAGCGTGTTGGCGGGAAGAAGAAGCTGGAAGAACTTAGGGATCTGAAAGCCTTATCAGACCGGCATCTTCGCGGAAATGACAGCATTGCGCTTGGGCTGTGGAAGTTCTTTCATGGCAAGGAATCACCAACGGAGGACTTGGTCCTGTATCGATCGCTTCTTAGCGGACTATTGGGTGCGATTATTAACCAGCCAGCATCAGCAATCTTACAGACATCCGAGTTGTTTGCGCTTGTTCTTAACTTCGGAGTGAGCCCAACATCTGTCCGCGCTATCGGAAGGGCGTCAGCTCAGGCGTGGCGCAACATAGCTGGAGGGTTACTCAATGTGTTGGGTATCAACTGGCAGAGAAACGACGCAGAGATCAAGCGTTACTATGAACTTGGCCTGAATGATCCCGTCCTTCATGACAGACTCAAGGATGTGATACTGACCCCGAACAGGCAGATCCACACATTCTCAGACAGGGTTGCTCTTGTTACACAACGATTAACGCAACTAAGAGAATCATCCATCAAAACCAAAGGCTCATCCAGCACGCCATTCAGACCGTTGGCACCGTTCTCATACTATGCCCAGGTCTTGAATGAAGCTCTGGTCGTGAATAACTGGAAGATCACCAAGGAATTTATTGGGTCAGGTTTAGATATCCTGCAAGACGGCAATGCTCAAGCAGACTGGACTCTGAAGAAGTGGGCTTCTGAAATGAATCTGAATACCTTTGATGCGGATTCGTTCGTGAAGTTCATGCGTGTGCTTGAGGATGAGTATGGATTGTCGTTCTACCAATTGCTTCGTGAGGCTCAAGGCAGAGCTAAGAGCAACCAAGACATACTATCTGAGCGAACCTCATACCTTCTGGCTGGTATGGCATTAACCAATATCACCCAGGAAGGCAGCATTGCGAACATGCCTGTTGGAGCCTTCAACAATTCAGTGATGAAATTCATAACCCCCTTGCTTGGGTGGCCTTACAGACAGTCTCTCAAGGTAGCATCCAAGATCCTGAAGAACGATGGCGATAGGTTTACTATGCAGGGATTATCCCGCGCTCTCATGGCGCTGTCCGTAGTCGCTGGCGGTGGGCTCGCAATATCCATGGCGGTGGATGCCTATTCAGAAGAACTGCTTCGCAAGCGCAGGAACCTTGCCCCGCTCTCATCTGAAGGCGCACTCGCTAAAGCCCACGCTGTCATGGAGCATTTGACCAGGGTTGGGACATTTGGATTGGCTGGTGACTTTGCGCTTGAGTTCATCAACATTGGCACAGGTGAAGGCGATCTTCGTGGCCTTTCACCAGAGCGCAGGGTTGTCGCCTTGAACTCCGCATTCGGAATGATCGGGGCAATGCAATCTTTCCTGAACCAGGATTTCACGGTGGATTATAGCGGCGTTGTTCGGCCAGCACTGTTCGCTATGGGTGGCAATGGTGCGCTTCAAGCGATCCAGATGATCAATACTCTCGGAGGTTTTGATAACCAGGAATCCAGAGCGGTGCGAAGAACGAATGTCAATAACTGGCTCCGCGCCGCAGGTCGCATATCAGGAACAGAGCTACGGAAGTCTCAAGGAGGTTTCGGAACAAAGACCCCCGTAACGCCACACATATCCCGCATGTTTATGGCTGCGCTCTCTAATAACCCTTCCGATTTTAGGAGAGCATACCAGGATGCGGTTAAAGCTGCCCGTAAAGCTGGCAAGTCTGAGCCTGAGTCCTACGTGAAGCGCACGTTCGGAAGCAGGAATCCATTGCAGATATTCAGAGCAACCCCTACAGACACGGAGCTTTCCCGCATCTTGTCAGTGCTGCCGAAGGAGGGTAAACGTGATGTTCTCGGTGCGATAAGGATGTTTGAGCATTACAAGAATCAGATATCAAGCGGCACCTCTAAACCGTCCAGCAAGAAGCCGGTAGATATTTTCAGTGGAACCTTGTTCTAGCTTGACAAACGTAACCCAATAAATAGTGTAACAAACGTGATGAAGATTATGAGGTCTATCAAAGGTATTTCTGTTTTCTTGACGCTGGCAGTCTCTCTGCTTGCGTCAACCATCGGCGCTCAAGCGCAATTCAGTTCTGGAGCACCGACAAAACTGGTGCTGATCAATTCGTTTAACGACATTGCATCAGTTCAACCAGCGCAAAACCAGAATTCCGTAGTGGTTATCCGCTATGGCAACTCGGTTGGCGACCAGCTTGGAGGCATGTTCATGTATGACCCTGATTCCGTGGTTGCTGCGGATAGCAAGAACGTGTTTGTTCCCGCGTCTGGTTCCGGCAGGTGGGTGCGCTATGACTACGCTGCTTACCTGCCGAAAGTGCAGACAGCTAATCGAGTCATTGTTACTGATGGATCAGGCAATGTAGGCACTGACCCACAGCTTACGTTTGATGGCACAGATTTGACGGTTGGCGGTGATCTTACGGTAAGCACTCTCGCGGCTGGCGGGACAGATACCGTTGTTACCCATAACTCCAACGTGCTTCAGACACGCACGATCAACTCTGATGTGTGGAACCTTGCGGCTGATCTCGCCGGGGATAGTGAGAATGTTGCTTCGGGAACCAAGTTAGTTGGGCCTGCTATTTATTTTGGCGGCGTCAATGATTATATCGAGGTCGCAGACAGTTCTAAGCTCAGCTTTCATACCGCTTCAGGATCATTGCAAGGCGCATGGTCGGCGGCAACTAACACTCCGTTTTTGACTGATGGCACTGGAACGACCGCTCATTACTACACAGTCTCGGCAGCCGGAACTCAAAACCTGGGAAGCGGAGCAATCACTTATGCGATTGGAGATATCATCAAGTATGACGGCAGCATATGGTATCAGGAAGATAAGGATGATTTGGCTTTTAGCATTAGTGCTTGGGTGAAGCCAAGCGACATCACTTCTCTGAACCCGATTGTTAGTAAATACAGTTCGTCAGGTGAGTTTCTGTTCTATTTCACCGGCGGCAAGTTAGTGTTTCTGCTTCGGGACGCATCGGTGCAGCCGCTTTTATCAACAGCTGCCCTAACGGTGTCGGTGGATGAATGGTTTCATGTTTGCGTGACGTATGCGGGAGCTGGTCCCAACAAGGCAAATGGTTTCGCATCGGCAGCTTCGGGGCTTAAGCTGTTTGTTAATGGCGAGGATCTCACATCGGCTGGCACCGTCTCAAACGAGGCTGCTTATTCAGGTATGCCAGACACGACTAATGCGCTACAGATTGGGAGAGCTGGATCGGATTATTACCAGGGCCACATCCGAGACGTCAAAATCTTCAACCGCGAACTCACGGCTTCCGAAGTGGCCGAGCTTGCTCGTGGAAATGATTTGGGATTTGCTGATGAGTGGGGTGGTGCAAATGGAGGAGTAGGCACTATTGACGAAACCGTCGGGCTCTCAAGCTGGAGCGGGTCAGGAAGTGCGACCCCTACAAATCTAACTGAGACTGCTAATACTACCGTTGGTGGGCGTCCAAATGTTCTACAGCAACAAGCCACCGCCACGATTGCCACAGCTACAAAAATAGCCATAACAAACGTGGCGAGCGTTGGTAAACGTGTCCGAATTGAGTTTGATTATTACATCAACTCGGGAAATGCAACACTTGACACCATCATCGTAGCATCACCAACTGCGACCATCGCCACGCTCAACACCGCAGGTGCATGGACGAGAGCGAGTGTTGAGACAGTTCTTACAAGCACCACGGTAGAGCTACAAATAACAGATGGCGCAACCTACAACGCTACTGCGTTGGATTTTGTTGGTTTTGATAATTTTAGTGTCACAGAAATCGGCACCCTAGCAGATTTTCGCGCCGAGAACTTTGATGCAGACACCGGAAAGCTATACGACTTATCCAGCAATGCTTTCATTGGTGTGAACAGTGGCTCCACGCTCACAGGGCGAGCTTACGCCTTCTATGAAACTGGAACATGGACTCCTGCGATTACATTTGGAGGTGGAGCAACTGGCTTAACTTACGGAACTCAGGAAGGTTACTACACTAGGGAAGGAAACCAGGTGACAGTTCATGCCTACATCGTCTTGACAGCCAAGGGATCTTCCACAGGAACAGCATTAATGACCAGTTTGCCGTTCACGGCACGCAACACTGCTGGCAGCTCTCAGTCTTTGTCGGTGAGCGGCATGACCAACGCTGCATCCCTTACGTCTCCAGTCACCGCCTATGTGACCGATAACGGAACCACAGTCAACCTTGTGGACTGGGGTGCGACGGGCGCTGTTGTTCTTGACGACACCAACTTCACTGACACGTCCACAATCAAGGTCTCTGGCACCTACCAGATTCAGTGATCCGGATTCACTAAACAGGAACTAATTATGGCAACTAAACGAGATATCATTCAGGAACACATCACTAGCTACCGCGCTAAGCTTGCAGCTGATAACGGCAAGGCGGACTTGCTTGATGCATTAAGCAACGCTGAGAAGCGTCTGGAGGCTAAGTCTATCACGGGGCAGTCCATCGATGATGCAACCGCAGTCAGCATTGCGACTGACGCTATCGCCAAGATTAACGCTTACAACTCCCAGGTTCAGTTGGCGCAGATCGATGTTGCCGCCCTGTCTGCTCAGCTAGCTGAAGCCGATTCCGACCCTGAGTAATTAACCATTGACACGACCGCATGCCATTAAAGCTCATCACGATACTTATCATGGCGACCGCGATGCTCTCTGGATGCCACATGACCAGGGAGCATCGTCGGCCTGTTGAGGTTGCTGGATCTGTTGCGTATGAGGAGTTCAAGGTTAAAGTTCCCATCTTCTTTGACTCAAAAGCAGCATCCGTTACAGGTGACCTAAAGGATGGGGACTACTCCTATTCCGTAGGAGCTAAAGATCTATCCATACTATCTGATGAGCAGTTTGCCGCACAGTTAGCCAAGATTTTTACTGAAGCTGCCAAAGCAGTTTCACCCTTGCCATAATTTTACCATGAAAAAATCTATCAAAGAACTTTTTTGTGTTGTAGCTGCCATTGCTGTAGCTGTGACCGCTCTTAACATTGTTGAATCAGCTACCACAGGCGCACCTCCAAGAGTGGTGAACGTGGAGAAGTTTAACGACCTGCCTGATGCGTTGGTTAAGGAAAACTCCAACTCAATCTTTGCTGTCAATTACGGAACAACTTCTGGCGACGGTCTTGGCGGGTTGTTTGTTTACTCCAGCACAGCCACTAACACAGTGGATGCACGTGACGTTCATCTGAGTTACTCAGGTGTTGGCAGGTTGCTCCGCATTGGCCAAGGTCATCCATTGCAGGTTGGTCCTGATGCCGCAAACCCTCGTGAATACACTATTGCAAGTGGCGCGATTACTCCAACCGGAACATTCTTCACCATTGATACCCAGGGTGACGCGGGTTCTGACGACCTGAACACTATCACTGCCACCAACTACAAACCTGGCGACCTGTTGATTCTGCAAGCCAACAACACAGCGCGAACCGTTGTGTTGAAAGACGGGACAGGTAATCTCCGGCTGTCTGGTGATTTCAGCTTAGACAACACTGAAGATACTGCGACCGTGATGCTGATCGGAACCAACTGGACACAGATTGCGACCGCTAACAACGGATCGTAGGCTTTGCTCGCAAATCTCAACGCCAGCGGTCTGCTTCACGCAAGTTGATCGCTGGCTTTTTTACAGCCCGCACCCATGTCTGACAATGTTCAGCACAACCAAACCGACAATGAAGGAGGATGCCAATGTGGGCGTTGCCGTCACTTGGCGGCGTCACTGAACATTCGCATTGATGCTATTGAGGTTCAGATTAAAGGGATGAGCACTGCGTTCGACAGCATGAGTAAGTCAGTTGATCGCTTTACAAATGCTGTTCTTGGCGACGAGCAGATGGGCGTTAAGGGTTACGGACGCAGGTTGGAGTATATTGAGCGTGACATGGGTAGCATGAAGGCGTTCAAGTCGAAAGTGATAGCTTGGGCTGGAGCCATAAGCGCAACAACATCTGCTGTGATTGCGTTCGCTATGAAGTTCTTTGGCTTCTTCTCATCGGGGAAATAGTTATTCACAAAAGCGTATGAAGGAAACAACAAAGCTTCACCATTACAGAAAGATTAACGGTTACGCTGCTTTCATAAAAGGGGACGGGATTGATATCGGATGCGGAGATGATTGCCTGAGTCCATCAATGTTCCCAGGGATACTAAGCGTCCTCCCTTACGACCAACTGACAGGCGGCGATGCAAACACTTGCGCTGACATTGGGGGCAATCAATTTGACTTTGTTTATAGCTCCCATTGCTTGGAGCATATGCATGACCCTGGTGTAGCTATAAGGAACTGGATTAGGATATGCAAATCATCGGGCCATGTGGTAGTGTGCGTTCCTCATGAGTTGTTCTACGAGAAGTGTCGTTGGCCCTCTATGTTCAACGGAGATCATAAAACTTCATGGACTTTGGAGTGGAAGTCAGACTTACCGAAAAGCATTCACACTCCAGACTTTCTAAGAAACCTTAAAGATGATGGGCTTTGCGAAGTTGTGAGATGTGAGACAATCCTTCAGGACTTCAGCTTCAGACACTTCAACGCAGACCAGACGCTCGGCCAGTCGATTTGCCAGATTGAGTTTGTCCTTAAAAAGAATTGATTACCGTATTGTAACGCAACAGAATGCGTGACGGAACAGGTAAAAAAAGAGCGTCGTCAGCATTGATCACAACATACTGGCGACTGACTTTATACACGGAATCAAACTTCTCCTGCACCCTGGAAGGATCGACGGCACCCACACCGAACTGGACATAGTGGCGAAGGTCACATGAGAACATCATCCATCTAACAGGCTTGCGAAGGGAGGACCATTGCTCGGCAGGGCATACGAAGATCACTGGATAAGGCCATGACTTCCGGTTCGTGAACTGGGTTCGCTTACTCTTCCACCACTTTACTTCCACACACCCACCATCAATCTCAATGTCACCGTTGTCGATGTATTGACCCCTGACCTTGTGGGTAGGTGCAGCACTGGTATGATTAACTCTTGGAGACAGTCCTTCATTCTCAAGTATCTGAGCGGCCAACCATACAGCTGCCTTGGATTCTTCAAGGCGATCCAGGAATGTTTGATGTGTTTTTGAGTTAATCCACTGGTTCATTGATTATCTTCAGGGCCGATAGATGCGTTCTCAAATCTGGTATGCTCAGGGAACCACGCGATTGATATGTCTGCTTCCGCCCCTGCTCTGTTCTTGGCTACACCGAGGGTTCGTTGGCCTTCCTCCCTTTCGTAAATGAAAGTGACCGAGTCTGCGTCCTGCTCAATGCTCCCTGAATCCCGAAGGTCTGACATACGGGGTCTACGTTTAACTTCCTTGCCCTTGTGCATGCTTGGCTTGTCGAACTCACGATTCATCTGGCAAAGCGCGATAACCGGCACATCCAACTCTTTGGCCATAGCCTTCATGTTCATAGAGATTTCACCTACCTGATCGTTACGTGTGGCTTTCGGGTTTGTTGCCTTGATCAATTGCAGGTAGTCAATAATCAACACCTTCGCTCCTTGCCGAACCATGCGTCTGGCGCGTGTCCTGATGTAGTTGATATTTACGCCAGCTGTATCGTCGATCTGTATCTTGGTTTTAGCAACATGTCTGAGCGCATTCATGAACCGTGCGAGATCCGACTCCGTCACGTTCTCTTTACGCAAGATAGCCTGAGTGTTCACCTTGCCATGGACTGCTGCGAGACGTGCGTTCAGCTGGTTGCGGCTCATCTCAAGAGAGAACACACCAACAGGTATGTCTTTATCGGATAGCCTTAGCGCAATGTTAAGTGCGAATGCTGTCTTACCCATACCTGGCCTTCCTGCCATAACAACCAGATCAGTCTTTCGTAACCCCCCGAGAACCCGGTCGTAATCCACGTAGCCAGTTGCATAACCGAGGGCATCTTTCTTGCCGTCCCATACCGCTTGATAGAGCTCGGCAATTTCAAGGACAGATTCTTTCTGCGTCTTGGTTTGAGTGATATCTTCCTCGCGCAACTCAGCCATAGCATTGTCCACGTTGGCTATCACATCAGCAATCTGACCGCCATCAGGATTCTCGGAAGCAGTCTTGAGTTGCATGGCAGCAAGGAAAGCTTTCCTTCGCAGCAACCCGAGCCTTAGATCCGACATCCACATGGGCCAATTATCCTTGGTCCCAGTCTTGCCTATGTAAGTCTCAATGTGGTTGTTCAGATGCTTCTTGCCGTCCTTGCAGACAGCGAACCGAACAGTTGCCTCATCGACCTGACGGCCAGCAGCCTCCAGCTTCTCCATCAAGCTAAACAGGTATGAGCAGGTCTGGTCCCAAAACCAATCAACGGTCAACCCTGCGCTGATAACCTCCTCCCACGCACCCAGGATCAGAGACCCTATCATGCGCTCCTCTGCTTCTAATTCGTAGGGAACCTTAGCCATGTCAGTAAGGGAGACCTAAATGCTTGAGGATAGGAGTAATTTTGGATTGCTTGCTATCTCGCCCAACGGCAGGAAGCTCATTCTGAATCAACCCCCAAGGCATGTGTTCTGTGGCAAGGCTTTTCCCTTCATAGCACTGACCAGCGATAAAACGTTCCGTCACTTGATCGGGAAGCACTACTTCCCTCCTGCAAATAAGAGCATGAGAATCATCCCCGTAACCAAGCTCATCATCAACAGGGCAAACGTGCATGCCTAGCTGCTCACACCACATGCTCATCGTGTTATACGGTTGGATGTTGCTGTGATAGTCTTGAATCTCGAATACTTGAAAAGGGGTAGGGAAATTGTATATGCGTCTACGCGCATATAGTGTCCAGAATCCCGCAATAATCCACCCATCAGCGATGTGCTTTTGGATTGGGACGTAGAAGTTACTGGTTAGATACCAGTGTGCTTGGCGAATACCTGGCGCTTCATGGCTTAGGCATGGATCACCTGCGTTAGTGAGGACATGTATCTGTCCGCGAAGCTTCACAAGGACAACAATGTGTGCATCCAATCTAGGAATCCTGACCCACTCATATTCATCGACCACATCATAGAGCTCTTCCGGGTAAATGTCGTTGCGTTTTGGTGGATCAATGATGAGTTTATTTATCAGCGGCGACTTGCCCTCCGCTGCCATCACTGTTGCCAGGTTGAGTTGACCCCTTCTCTTCTTCGCTTCCTGAAAGTATGCTTCGTTGATCTTCACGTGTAATTCTCCTTTGTTCGGCAACAGATTCAAGATCATCGGAATGCACTAAGATCCAGAACCCTTCTTTATTCTTTTCATGAAGGCAGACTACCGGAATCTTATCCTCCAGCACTGCCAGCTTCTTAGTTCCTCTCCATAACGAGACCGCCGTGTGCCTGACTCGATGCTTAGCCTCAACGAATATACGGCTATGCAAACTGTCTGACCGTGTGTGACCTGAATTGCCACCAGACAAAGGCGTGCGGACTGACCCGAAGAAGGATGCGATCCGTCGCTCAACTTGCTTCCACGTCTTTGTTGGCGGCATACGATTAGAGGGAGTTAAGGTCTTCCGATATTTCCCGCAGGTGTGCGGCAAACATATTGCGTTGACCTTGGTGGGCGTGTAAGTGAGCAGCCTCAATCATTCCTTCAAGATTTCTCACCTTATAGTCGATGTGCGATAGTCGTTGACGAAGTGCTGCAATGTAGAACATCTGATCGATCACTTCCTTGCCAGCCTCTTCCAGAAGCCCGTCTTTTTCCCAAAGGTTACCTGAGTGTTCAGCTTGACCCGCTCGGTATTTCTCTTCCGCCTTGCCGACGAACTCGGTCAAGGCGCCCTTCATGCTTTGCTCTTGCTCGGGTGTCATGTTACAGGATTCCGGTTAAGCGCATTTTGTTACCGATAGCCAAAGTGAGTTGAAGATCATTCTCAAGATACGCGATTGCCTCATCCCTGTTCTCGCGCCAGACTTCAGCGTAGAACTTGCCTGTTCCGTCCTTGTCTCCAACACCCAAAGCAACAGCCATCTTCTGAAGGCTCACTTTCTTGCGCTTGCGCTCGTAAGATCCGTAGCATGCCTCGATGCAAAGATCCCGGAATTGCTTACCGCCTGACCCGTAACTTCCCCCAGTGTAAAAAGCAGGGGGAACGCGAAGGCTGTGGAAGACTGCTCGACCCACAAGGAACGGGATATCAAAGTCGTTCGTATTCCAGCCAATGAATGTGGCGTTGGTGTGGTGAGTCTCAATGAACTGAAAGAATCGCATGATGTCATCCTTCTCGTCTTCCAGTGTTTTCTCTTTGTCTCCGCGAGAGAAAATGTCAGTGGTCTTCTCAGACTTAACACCAATGCCGTAAACCATCCCGGTCTCTGGTGCGAGTGCAGCGTTGCCGACCCATTTGCGTTGCTGCTCATCGATGTTTGCGGCGATCTTGTCAGGATCTTTCCACGTGGATGGTGCTTTAAATTTCGGAATGATGGGTAAAAGAAATTCGTCGTGTGCGGGTCCAGTCTCAATGTCGTATGCGTAGAGGTCGCTCATAATTATATCCGTTGTGATTGGTTGTTTGTGGAAAAAATGGGGGCAGTAGCGAACAAAGGAAATCTACTGCCCCCATGTGTGGGTTGATCAGGCGAAAGGAGGAAACACCTGATCAAAAGGGAACGTCATCATCGTCGGCTGGACCCGATGCGTATTGTGGTGCGGGAGCTTGGGCTTGCCCAACTTGAGGTGGGTTCTGCCCCTCTTCGCGGGGCTTCCAGTCTATGGGGTTTAGCTTGCCGATCTTGATGGATATCTTAGATCGCTTCTGCCCTGTCTGCTTATCATCCCATTGCTCCAGGTTGAGTTCGCCAGACAGCGACACTCGCTGACCCTTGAAACAGTGTCTCCCCGTGAACTCCGCCAATGGGCCGAAGCCGACAGCATCGACGAAAACTGTCTTCTCGATTCGCTGACCATCCTTGGAGTAGGAGTTGTCCACAGCTAACCCAAGGTTAGCGATGCCTGTGCCGCTTGGGGCGTGTCTAATTTCGGGATCACGTGTGAGTCTGCCCGTTAGTATGACTTGATTTAAGTCGCTCATAATTTATGTAGTATAACGTAATAGAAGTATTATTTGTCGATAAAAAAAATCACGCCGCTGCAAGTTTCTTCTCGATACCCTCGACGGCGGTGCGTGCCATGTCCTCAGACAGATCCACCCATCCAGAAATGTTGAACCGCTTGAAGATTTGTTGTTCCGTAATGCCAGTCTTCGACATCAGCTCGCGCAGCTTATCGGTTGCAGGTTGGCATGCTGGTGGAGTTGAAGCCTCCGCTGCCTGTGCAGTAGGGGGTGTCTGCGTTGCTGATGCCGGTGAAGACTGAATAGGTCCGTCACTGGTGAGCCAATTGCGGATCTCCTTCCCGATATCTTCAGTGATATGCGGGTGAATGATGCGGTCTTGAGGAAACAGCCCCGTGCGGTCCTTAGTGGATACGGCTGAGTTCGTGTTGCTCACGTCAAGGATGACCGTAAACTCATACTCCGCGCCATCACGGAACACTGGGGCCATGCCTACCCGACGAGGAGCGGATTTCCCTCGGTCGTTCTGCTCGATCACGTATTCCTGCTTGGAGCGCAAGCATACGATCACGTGGATACGGGCCTGAAGGATTGCGTCCACAGCTTTTTTAAACTTCTCGCCAGCTGTGCGCCAGTTGGTGAAGCTGTTGGTCGCGCCCCGGTTTGTATTGTCCAGCTTGTCCTTGTAATCCAAGACGCCCTCCCACAGGTGGGAACCGGAGTCAAGAATGACGCATTCGTATCCCGCCTTCTGCGCTTCCAGGACTGCATACACGAACTTCTCCGACTCAAACGGAGGCTGAATATCAAGCGCATCAAACTGAAACCTGTCAGAATACAGGGATGCACTGTTGTTTTCCGTGTCAATGACAGCGATCTTGCCGCTTTCCAGTGGAGCCTCATTAACGAGACCTTTAGCCAGACGTAATGCGCTCATGGTTTTGCCAGACCCGCTGGCACCCGTAACGCATAGCTTGATATGCGTTGCTTGTTTCGTTGCTTTTTTAAATAGTGACATGTGTATGTGTCTTCCTTTCCGTGTGTTGCTTACTTATTGCTCTTTACTGGTTTCACCAAACAAGGCAATGCATGAATTGATGAATGAATCAATGTCTGTGTGTTCTGACGCTTCCTCGATGAGTGCGCGTGTCTCCGGTGATGGAGTGAAGTGGATGATGGAGGTTTGGGCTTCAACGTGACTGTCCATTTTGTTCCTTTCTTTAAGCTTGGTTTATGTCCGAACGGATAATCTACCTATTAGGGTATGCTAACCATATTATTTATGCAAGGTTTTTCTTTTATTGTTTACGGCCTAAGCTTGGTTGCAGTAAGTCTTGGTTTGACTTTGTTGGTTACTCGGCCTATGGTATTACTGATCGATGCAGGTATTATGCAACCCTAAAAAGGAAAGGGGGGGGGTGAAAATAAACAACAAAGGAAACGAAATGAAAGAGACAAGCAAAGTAACCAAACAAGAAAAAGAGAAACCGTATGTGACATCATTTCGGGTGGCCCCCGAGAACTCGTCACTGATCGCCAACGCCAAAGCACTCGGGTTTAATGCGGGTGAGTTCATCAATGAAGCCATCATGATGCATGGCCCTCATTTATTAAAGAAGCTGAAGACACAATCCAAGCGCAGGATTGAGATGGTTGAATTCATCGAGGCACGCAATAGCGTGGTCAGTAAAGAGATTGAGAAGATGAAGGCAGCAAAGTGAGCTATGCCTCACTGGGGCGCAATCTCTACAGGAGAGGTAAGACGTTCTACTTCAGGGATCAATCCAAGCGTCAAAGAGAATGGATACGATTACAAGCATCCACAACGAGCGAAGCACGCAGAGAGGTCGCTCAACATGTATCAATCTCAGCATGCCCTCCACAAGAACCAACGGTTCACGATGTCTTAAAGTTTTACCTCGACCACAATTGCCCCAAGCGTAACGAGCAACCCAGGTCGAGTAGGCAGTTAGACATGGAGATCCAACGGGTTTCCACCCTCTCAAAATTCTTCATTCATTACCCATCATCACAAGTTAATCACTCAACTCTACGCGCATACCGCGAATGGAGAGGGCAGACACGTGCATGCGAGCTTGATATCGCCACACTTGCTGCCGCATTCAGGTGGGCCTATCGGAACCCCGACATGACAGGGCTTTACGACAACCCAATGCCACATGATAGGCCGAGGTTTGCGAAACCCAAGACACATTGCAGGGATAGGCAACCATTAAACGCTGATCACTTGCACGCCATTGCTCGATCAATGATGTCAGATCCGCGATCAGGGTGTATGGGTTGGATGGTTCTGTTTCTTGCGCTCACCGGACTTCGTAGGGACAAGGCCAGGTTCTTTCAGTGGGGAGCGTCCAGCCATAATCCAGGTCACAATGATGGTGAATGCATATGGGTTGGAGTGAGCGAGACACACAAGGGAGTGTTCCCGTTCATCCGGTTTCATGATGCACTTTTATTATGGTGGAACGCCTTCGTTGAGTGGCGAAAACAGGAGAATCTTGCTAGTCCATGGTATTTCCCTAGCCCAAGGAACCCATCGTTACCCGTCTCAAGGGACGGACTGGGCCAGGCTATGCGTCGAACATGCAAGCAGCTTGGCATCCGGTCATGCTCACCTCACGGCCTCCGGTCATACTACGTCAACGTGCTCCGGTCCAACGGAGTCATGGATTCTGAGATTGCTTTACGCATCGGCCACCGATCTGGAGGGAGATTGATAGTTGATGTTTACGGGGAGGTGCTGCCTCATTCTATTTCATTCATGCCTGACAGTCATCCAGCCTGGAGTGCTACTGATTGTGCTACTGATTTTCACAGTAAAACGGTGCAGAAAGATTGCGTAACATGACGGCTCAACTTACGCAAGTTGTTGATACTGTTTCATCCCTCCTATGGCGCACCCGTAGCTCAATTGGATAGAGCGCCTGACTACGGATCAGGAGGTTTGGGGTTCGACTCCCTACGGGTGTACCATTTCTTTCAAGGACTTACGCTTACTACAGCCATTATTTCTGGCGGGTTTTCGCTCAAATGCTACTGATTTAGAAGTAGCACAGCAAGAATCTACCTTTGGTAATCAACCTTGGATGGGCTGACTTTACCTTGTGACGGTATGGCGAGCGGGTTGATAGTGGACAGCTTGATCATTGGGTATGTAAGGCTGTCGAACACGTGGAGATGCTTGCAACGCTTCGGGTGGAACCGTGCGTCAGGATCGTATTCACCTTTCGGGGATTTGCTTTCAAGGAACATCAACATGTCGATTGTCTTGGGGCATGTTGCAGATATGATAATCTCTTCCGATGTCAGCACATCCAGAAGGATGCGGACACGCGACATCACTGACCCCTTGCCCTTCGGTGCTGCCTTCATCCTGATTCTTCCACCGGATAAATGCTCGACGGTCTGGTGATCTAGGCTTCCGTCCGGCCTTAGCTGGTTGAATGCTGAGTCATCGGATATGTGCTCAAAGTGAAATGAATGTTTACATCGCTCGTCCCAGTAATCCATTCGCTTGAGAAGCTGAGGCACAATCCTCGCGTATGAGTAGCGCTTCTCAACAAAGTTAAGCTCATCAAATACCAACCACATGTGCCTGTCTGCGCCCACTAAATACTGCATCATGTGGATACTGCTGTGTGCGGGACCAAGGTCATACCCAACCAGGATAGGGAAGTCTGTGGACGGTAAAAGACCTGTGCCTTTGAGCATGTTTCCCAAGACGTGGATCTCTTTAGAGAATGATGAACCAAAGATCGCTTCACCTGATGGGGCATCAATCCATTCACCTCGCAGCATTCGGGCTTCCTCAATCGGGTCACCCTTAACCGCTGCCATGACGTTGTCATAGTATCCGTCCGGTAGGTTCTGAATGTTCTCCTTGATCGGGAAGAAGTATTCAGCGTAATCATCGTTCCACTCTCCTGTTTCCTCGTCAACAGGATGGATAAAGAAAGTCTTGTATAGCCAGTGACTTGGGCCGTCAGGGTTGCAACAAAACAAAGCTTGCTGCGGACCTTTGGCAAACGGGTGACGCCCTATCTGTTGGATCAGATACTTGAAGACATCGTTGGTCTTGAAGTTCTGCGCCTCATCCACCACCGCAAATGATGGTTCGTAACCTTTGACACGTGACTCAATCTTCCCGTCAACAGGCAGAGATATGAACACGATACGGCTATGAGTTCCGAACCTGTTGGCAACCCACACGAATTGCTTGCGTGTCACTGGGTCCATCTTGGGGACTGAATACTCCAGGCCAACCCCGCACACAACAGATCCATCAGTGTGCCTTAGTGTCGGACTGCCCTCTGGTGGTGCTCCCCATTCAGGAAGGATCAACTCATTAAGCTTGAACCATGTCCCACCCTCAATAGCTTGGCCTGATGTCTGAGTAATGATGACAACAATCGCTCGGTCATTGTTGAACGCATGCTCCACCGCCTCATGCATTGCCCCGATGGACTTGCCGGAACCACGCGGACCATGGTAGAGCTTGAACTTGGCACTGCGGTTGCGGTATGCCTTGGCCTGGATAGGTTTGTTTAACCTGGGAGTCCAACCGTCATCAAGCAGTTGGGCAGTGCGGTCATGATCCTTGAAGTCGGGCGCACTATCGTTCAGCCTTAACTCTTCAAGCAACGCCTCGGTTGCGTGACTTACATTTGACCCAATGTTACCCACAGGTTATTGATTAACACCCTCAAGCGGAAACTCGCCGCCATCATGGTTGCTTTTTTTTGTAAGAATGCCAGACGCAATGGACTCCATGATTTTATCAAGTGTCTTCTGGCAGTCAGAAAGCATGGACTTTAGAGCGATGATCTCGACTGGGCTTTGGTGGACGTTGACAACCAGCATGGGCATGCCTGTCTCCGCATCGAAGCCTACAGCGGCGAACGTGTCGAGATGTTCGGAGAGTATAGCTCGCACCGTCTCACCTGTTTGCTGGAAATAATTACCTTGGTTTGGATTGATCATCATGTCTTGTTGCTCCTGCCTTTCTTCTTGCGATCAGCTTGTTTCACCACTGCCTGAACCAGTGCGGACTTGTGGATCACCTCGTTGACGCGAACAGTAGTCTCTTTGTTTTGCGCCATGATCCGGTGAATCCTCTCAATCTCACCGAGTATCGCAGCACGTTGCGCTGATCCGACTGGAGCCTCTTCAGCCTTGTTCTCCAGCTCTTTGACCGCCATCTCAAACGCAGGTTTAAGCTGCTCCGACTCCTTGATGTTAGACAGGAAGGTATGAACCAAACCTCCATGCATCAGCTGCAACCCTGACTTGAAGTGGTTGTCAGCCATGGAGTGCAGTTCTTTGGCGATGTTCACAACGGAATCATCCCAACCGAGTCGGGTAAGCGAGGAAGCGAACTGCTCGTTTTCCTCCTTCATCTTCTGAACCATTGCTGCCTGTTCCGTGATATCCAGGTCGCCAGTTGGATGAATAAACACAGGCTCACCGTCACCTACGAACTCTGACTTCCGATGGATGGTGTCCGTGTCGTTAGGAATATCCCCGGCAGACTGCTTGCCCCACCTGGTATTCAGTTGGTCGCATCCCTCAATGGTTCGCTTAAGCTTTTTAGAGGGCCACCCCATAAGGACAGCGGCGCCAGCCGTATGGCCATTGCATTCCTCCATGGCTTTGTGAATGTTCTTGATTTGTTCGTCCGTGAGTGCCATAGTTTCTGAATGTTACACTATGTGTTGCGTCACATTCTGGCAATAAGAATCTTCGGTTTCAAGCTGATAAGATTTGTTGAGTTTGGGAAGGTGTTCGTGTCTGAAGTTGGTCCTGCCGCTTGGCCTAATCGCGCATGGATCATTGGGAAGATAGTCGTCGCCTTGCTTCGAGCAAAGCGTCAACCAAAAGAAGTGTATCAAAGAAGGCTGATGGGAGGGTGCCGTAACTGCGTGATCTACAACAGGCAGACCAAGCAATGCGGATCAAGTGATGAGGATAAGTTGGGGTGTGGCTGTTACATGCCATTCAAGGCAGCACTGGCCGATACCCCTGAAGATGGGTGTTGGTTTGAGCGGGAAACAGGAACCAAGATGTGGTCACAGTGATTGGATCGCTTCCTTGAGGTAGTGCCTCCGCGTCGTGGACTCCAGCAAGTGGCCCATCAGTGCGGAGATATGCGGATACTGAACGCCTTTCTTTAGGCACTCATTAGCAAACGTGTGGCGCAATCCGTGGAAGGTTCGCCCAAAGATATCCACCTTAGCGCACAACCTGCTGAACTGAACGGATGTTTTGCTTCGTATCTTTGGGTCAACTGCGTCCATCGCTCTCGTTGGCCAAAAGAAATTCTCCGTGTAAGGCAACCAAAGGATTGCTTCCTTGAGCTTGGCGTTCGCAATCGGGATCTCCACTCTTGTTTCGCGCTTGTCCGTCCAGATGGTTAGATAACCAGGCTTCATGAGTGACTCCTGTTTAAGCTGGCAGATATCACCGAGGCGTAGTCCAGCGTATCGGGCAAGGATGATGGCGCAGAACCAGAAGGAGTCTTTATCCTTCATGTCATCAGGGTGGGTGAGCGCGAGTAGCGCACTGATTTGCTTGTCGTCAAACAGTTGGATCTCTTTCTTCTCCTTCTGCGCGTGCGATAGGTTCCCTTTGGTGACTCGTGCCAGCTTTGCAGGATTGCCCATGATGTAGCCGCGAGCACTCAAGAACCCTGTGAAGTTCATGATGCATGCACGTAGGAACTTGCGGTTATTGTAAGATCCTTTGTCTTCTCCATTGATCCATTCCGACACGTGCTCACTGTTTAGTTGCGAACATTTCAGATCTTGGATACCCACCTCAGACATCCACCTGTCCACCCGCCCGACGTAGTTACTTCGCGTTAGCTCTGACTCGGTTCCGCTCTGGCTGAGCCACCGATCCCACTCTTCCCGCGCCTCAGTCAGTGATAATCCTTTCTTGCCAAGGATTGCTTTGTCGAATACCTCAGCGGATATCCTGCCAACCTTTGCAGCAGCCTCGATCTCCTCAATGTTTGATTGCTTCGCTACCTTCAGTGCCTCCTGGCGGTTGCGTGTCTTGGTTGAGACTTTGCGCCTCTTCCCGTTCCGATCCACATACCTGATGTGATATACCCCGCTCGGGGCTTTCGTTAAGTCCATGTTCTATCCTCCATTTCTCTGCCAGACGATGCTTCACGTTCTCAATCGCCTGATATTTGACCTTTGTTTCCAGACTTTCCAGCTGCTTCCTTATGTAGCTGTGATCCACTTGGGAGGTTCGTATCTTGGATGCTTCATGCACCTCTTTACGGAACGCTTCCCACTTTTCTTTATTTGATTCTTGTTTAACTTTGTTCTGATTCTTCCGAATGCCAGACATCTTCTCGGTGAACATGCCTGTTGCGATGGATATCTCCACGATCCTGCGCCGGGTCCATGTATCTTCCCGAACTTTAGCCAACCGGATAGCCTCCGCTTTACTGACCTGATTCTTATCCAGGTGACGAAGCTCTGCAATGTCATGCCGCTTCTTAAGTAACCTGCGATACTCCCTGATGACCTGCTTCCAGAACTCAGACGGAGTAATGAACAGAGGAATATCATCCCCGATCTGGTTAATCGTCGTGACGTGCGCACCCCGCTTGCGCGGCACAGACTTTACTGGCCTCGGTCGCTTGATGACAGGCTTTTGATTAGCGTCATCCCCTCCGGGCTCTCCCGCACGTATCTCCATTTGTCTTTCCTCTTGCATGCAATCAACCGTGTGTGCTGCCTCATCCGAAGTCGGTCACAGAAATCCACATCACACCCTTTTAGGTAGGCGAACATGGTGTCAAACGGAACACCATCCCATGTCCTGCGAGTGGCCAGCGCCGACACCATCAGCAAGTCCAAGCCTGACCGCTTGGCTATCTGCTCAACAGTGTAGAGCACTGGCCGTTTGCTTCTCGTCCGCGCCAACAACCGACAGGTTGCTGGACTAAATCTCTTTGCCTTCTTCCAGAAGTTCATCGTGTCACAATACCCATAGTGTTACATGTCTTGACGGGAAAGTCAACTGTTACCATTCGCAACACACCTCAAACTCGTGTCCGCATACCGGACAAAAGACCTCCATGTTATCAGATCTTTCCGTGTCGTGCTCCGCTATGTCTAATTGCCGACAGTCCCAGAAGTCGGGCTCATCAAGCAGGTTCACGTATTGCTCACACTTAGGGCAATCACAGTTTAATTCCACGTTCCACCCAGCTTTAACTTTTGCTTGCTTCACGCTACTTTCCTTTCGTTGTTCTTATGTTCTGCCAAGAACTGAGCAAGCTCCCGCTCCACTTCAGTTTCTTCCTTAGACGATTTGATGTTGAATTTATTTCCTGCCTCCGAGATCAACTCGTTCATATCGATGGGCTTGAACTCCACATCGATACGTTCACCGTGCAAGCATATCGTTGCCGCATCCTTCTTCGTTGCTACCTTGTCGAACATGAGTTCCTCAATGGTATCAGCGTGCAGGATACACCAGATCTTAACTGGATACTTTGAGTTCACCCTGAACACTCGCCCTTCAGCTTGCGCCTTAGCACCGTAGCTCCACTCCAGGCTGGTGATGATTTCGTTCGGACACTCAGGGAATGAGTAGCCAACCGCGCACTTGATCCCCATCAGCATGACCTCTGTTTTCTTCTGCTTAAACAGATTGGATTGCGTGTTGTGATTATCGGGCGATACCGTGCTGTCAATCCGCGAGTAAGTGATGCCAGCCTGTTCCAGTAGATCCGCAATCGTATTACTGATACCTACCCTTGATGAGATCACAACCACCTGCTCACCCTTGGCGTTCAACTCAAGGATAAGCTTCAGAGTTGCCATGATCTTCGGATTCATGTTGCTTAATACTTCAGGGCCACCTCGCTGCTTAGTGTCAAACCCCGTAGGGTCAGCGCAGATCCCACGCAGGTAAGCCGATTGCTTGCGTGCAATCACAAGCGGGTTCTTGCCTGGGATGTTGGACCTCTGGAGGAAGTGGGCGTAAAGCTTTGCTTGCTGTGTCCCGAGCGGAACACGCACATCCCGAACCGTGCATCCAACCAGGTCAGGATTGCATTTCTCCTTGTTGATAAAGGATAGCGTCGGGCTGATTAACTTCAGGAGTCTTGCAGGTGATGCGATAACCGGAGATACAGACTCACACTTACCATTCCAGTTGCGATCCTCCACCCTTCTGTCCCGCTCACGTGTAAAGTCCCGTTCCTTGGTTAGGAAGGTTGCTTGAAACCTGCTCATCTCATCGCTAGCATAAGGCCACGCCACATTCCTGCGCTCACCGCGATACCAGTCAGGAACGCACAGCCACCCCATGATGCTGAACATATTGTCCACACGGTTCGGAATGGGTGTTGCACTCAATCCGAATCGATACTTGGGTTGCAACCGGATCAACGCCTTGGTCCTGAGACTGTCAAGGTTGCAAGCGTAATGGTTCTCATCCAGGATGACCGCATCAAACTCATCACCGATCAGCGTGGCCATGTTTGGCTTAACCACGCAGCGGATACCACCGATATCCTGCCCGACACGCTTTGCCCACCAGCTAGGATCACCGCTTTCATGCGGTGCAAGCGCATGCTTCTCATCCTTCGGGTCAACCCCCATCTTCCTGCACATTTCAGCGTGTAGCTTCACGTCATCCCACGATGCCGGGACCGCCTCCATGGATTTGTTAAGCGTCAACGCCTCATAGTAGGTGATGTAAACACCGTGCGGAAGCTTGCCTTTGTTCAACTTCTTGATCCGGTAGTAGTCCTCCATGCTGAACAGCTCAAACACCGTCATATATGGAGCGAACTTATGGATCTCAGACACCCATTGACTCGGGTTGTATTCGTGTTCCTCGCCATCCTCCCCTTTAATAGTGCCACGCGGAGCGCATATCAAAGTGCGCTTGGGTGCTTTCATGGCGATGAGCGATATCGCCATGAGAGATTTTCCTGTGCCAACATCAGCCGCAACCTGCCCGTAATCCTTGATGCCGACCCGTGCAATGTAATCCTTCTGTCCTGGGTAATACTCAAACCCGCCGATCAACTCGCACGTTGACAACAGGCTTAGGTTGTTGGTGTATTTGTCCTTGTATCTGGTAGCGATATCCTGAACAAGTGGACGCTTGAACACTTGAAACAATTTGCTATCACATATCTCCAATGATTTCTGCTCTGTGTTCACGTGTCGCTTGAAGGTGAACCATGTCCCATCGTCACCATTCACACGAACATATCTATCCTGGCCAGAGATAGCGCACTCATGTTCGCGGGTAAACATTTCATCCGTTTCAGCATTGTAATGCGTCTTGTTTCGGGTGAACCGCTGCGTGAAGTTGTAGGTTCCAGTCTGAATGGGATAGGTTTTGCCAGCCGTGAGAGCCAGACCCATAGGATCAACGCACTCAAGGGCTTCCTCTTCATCAGCGTATGCTGTCATCATGAAGTCAGTCGGCGGCGTGATTGGGCAAGCGGATTCTTCCGCTTCAGCCAATGCCTTATCGATTGCGTCCCTGGCTTCAGGCTCAATGAGATACTTGCCGTCCTCTGCCATTTCACGCATCAGGTCACGGTTCTCTTTCTCAGCCACCAATGCCAACGGGTGAGCATCATTAATGCTGCTCAACCTCAACACATCCTCGCGTGATAACTTATACTCAACCTTGGTGAGCCTGGATAAGTAAACCTTCAGCTTACCGCTTGCTGTTGTGTAGATGTTCCACTTGGGACGGTGCTTAGATTGTTCTTCAGCGATTGCTTTCAGTTCCTTCCAGCATCTTGCCATTGTGGTCATGGGGGGCGTCTCCCTTGGCTTCGACCAGATCACAATCCCAACCTCCACGTTGCAGTTATCCCAACACCCAACCTCTGTCCAATACTTGATCGTGTGCTCATTCTTATCCCATCCGTTTTTCTCAATAGTCTTTCGGTTTGAGATGAAGACAACTGTGCGTCCGTGTTGTATCGCCCAGTTCCAGGTGTGAACAGATGAATCAACCACCTCATCTCCCACCTTCCACCGCTTGGCAAACGGAGGATTGCAGAACACATGCGTAAAGAATGGCATATTGTTTCTGATGATGCGCTCATCCTCCTTCGCTACAATCTTGCGAAGAATCTCAGACGCCTTAACGGTATCCATGCACACCTTGTTGATACGCCCCGCCATCGGGTTATCGATGTCTCGTTTATCAATATCCAGGCCGAACAGGTATGACGGGAGGTTGTAGATGCGATCTTTTCCTATCGCCAGCAGACTACCGTTACCGCACTGAGGATCGATGACAGAGCTATACCAACCAGGAAGAAGGTTCCTGCCTCTTAGTATCGCCTCAATCTTGCGAACCAACCATTCAGGTGTGTAATACTGTTGCGTGTTCTGGAGCGTGCTCCATTTCGCTGAATCTTCAGCGTTGATTTGCTCATCGATTGTATCGATGTCAATCGTGGATCTGTTTTGTTTCATGATGCTTTGTTTGTTGAATGTTGCAGTCCGTCAGAAAGAAGCTTGTCAATCTCTTGAGCTGCCTCCTCCGGTGTTTGAGGCCACTTGTCTTCGCGCTTGCCGTAGCACACCATTGCGCCAACCTTGAATGTTCCGCCCTCACATGAGATTCCCTTATGCCCTGAAGGTATGCCGTAGCCAGCACCGTTCACTTCATACGCTCCAACCCGGAATGCTTTTCGTATATCTTCTGAGAAATGGGCCTCCATCACTCGAAGGATGCACCGCCTGAAGAAGTCAGGATTGCAGAGCGCAAACGCTATCCTTTCGCCTGACATTGGCTTATCAGGTGAGCAGATAGGTGTTGTGATGTGTATCGCCATGCGCTTACCCCCGTTTCGCAGGTCAGTTTCCACTGAAAAGTTAAGGCTTATCTCACAACTTCCACCCGCTCTCACGATTTTGTCATACAGCCCAAGCACAACCAGTCCGCGCATTAATAATTCGTGCGGCGTGAATGATGCCGACGCGACAGGGTTATACTCGATGCTGTATATCTGCCCGGGTGAGCCGCATTCCTCCATGCGGTAGGTGATCATGTGTTCATTCTCGCCCTCAAGGAACCTTCCGATATCAAACTCATCGCCCGAGTCACTGAACTGAGGCTCAAACCTGAGCGACATAGATCCAACGTCTTTAATTTGATTGGAGCTTTCCTTGATTTTATCCCAACCTTCAGGCCAGCCCTTCACCTTGAATGCATCCATCGCCTCTTCCCATGTGTCGAAGTAAAAGAAGTCATGAAGCTGTGATGATGTGCGGTCACTAGCTCCTCCGTTGAGCTTCGGTTTGTTTGCAGCACGCTCAAAGTCTTCCCACGTGTCACAGTGAAGCGTAACCGCATCGCTTGTTTCAGTTATGTGAATCATACATCCTCCTTACTTGTTGCATTGCTCCAGGATCTTGCGAATGTCCGACTGCTCCAGCCCCTTCCAGAGCAGCATGGACTCAACCTCTTGCCGCGCAATCCCTGCATTAAGCAACCTGCACCCATAGATGGTTGCTCTCGGGGATACCACGTGGCGAATGCCAAGTTGATCGACTGCTTTTCGGATGTTGGTCACACCAAGCAACCACTCTTCCGCATCGCAATCGGTTGCAGCATCAGCTTGCCACTTGAATTCAGGGCTATCTTTCTTCAGCCCGACCAGCGATGCCTCCAAACCCTCATCGACAGGCCACTCGATGAATGCGAACCGATCAAGTGTTGCAGCATCCAAGTGATTGCGCCCAACGTAATGGCGGTTACCGCCAACGCCGAACGTGTTGGCAGCAGCAATAAACCTGAAGTCTTTATGTCGCTCAAACGTCCCGCCCGGAGTTACGATCTTGCCGTTGCTCATAAGCAGGTTGATCATTGTCAACACGCCAGGGTGAGCAGCATCGATCTCATCCATCAGGAACAGCTTGCCGTCACGGTATGCCCTTACCAACCCCGTCTCATGGTAGTTACCATTGGCATCCTTGAACCCAAACAGGTCACCCTTGGATGTTTGAGGGCCGACGCTCATGATCTCGTAGTCCAAACTCAAAGCCTTGGCCACATTGATTGCCGCTGTTGACTTACCAGTTCCAGCGGGTCCAACAAGGAACGCAGGAACATCATTGGCCGCTACTTGAAGGAGCATTCCGAACTTGTAATGGTTCCTGCCTTCCAGTTCCTTGGTTTCAGTGGGAGTCTTAATGACAACAACCTCACGTGGAGGTATGCTTGCAATGTAGTCATCCACTTTCTTGCGGAGGATACGTTGCTCTTCCTTGAAGATCTTATCAACGGACTCATGCACATGGCCCTCATTCGGTGACAAATCCGACACACGTTCCTCAACCAGCGGGATCACCGCCTCAAGGATCATGTCCGTCAGCCTGTCACCAGTGGATGCAATCTTCTTGGTTGCTTTGGGTTTCTTCGTTTCCGGTTTGGGCTCACTTGCAGGTTCCGTGTCCTGTTCAGGTTCGCTTTGTTCCTCCGGCGCATCATCAGGCTTAATCTCACCGCTCACGTCGAAGTCACCGAGCAGCGACTTGTTGCCGAGCTTGATCGCCTCAATCAATCGGTCAGCGCATTCATCCTTCTGCTCCAAGGTGGTGCCGCTGGACATGAAATGCATCAGGTTGGATGCGTTGTATGTGTCCATGACGAATGCGTTGGCGTGCTTCATCCAGTCAGGATGCTTTTGGAGGAACGCGAGTGCTGCTTGCAGTTTCTTTGTGACTTTCTTAGAGTCAAGAGCGATAGTTTCAGTAGTCATAATAGTTTTAATTAAAGGTTTTCGAGTTGAGCCATCAGTTCCGCAAGGTCCTGGCTATAAGATTCATCTTGATTGTCGTTTTCTCCAGAAGTAACGCCACCATTAGCGTTACCTTTACCGCCCCGGAAGAACGGGATCGGCTTGTTACAGGCATGCCCCCAATAACCAACCTTGTCGGTGCCAGGTATAGGGTGACCATCCTTTTTCTTGGTAGCACGAAACCCGAGGGCGAACAGCTTCTTGGGAGTCTCTGCGCCATACTCTTTCTTCGGGACTTTAGTCGTGATCCACAACCATGACCTGTCCGCTTCAGTTTGAGCTGCTAAGGGTGGGCTCAGTTCCTCAAGCTTCTTTAAGCATTCCTCAATAGACATGCGTGGACGAGGTGATTTCTTTCGCTTGGTTTCCTCTGTTTTATTCATAACTTTCCTTTCCTTTCATTGTTAATCAAAGACCTAAGCACAGCCCGATACCAGCCATCATCCCATACCCTATAAGGAACAGAATGAAACCAGCACCGAACGCTTTCAGCATCATGACCCCGGTTATTTTTGGTGGAGCTTCATGCGGATGCATTGGACACCAAGGACGAAAGGTTCCGTGTCCCTCCAATCCAGTTCCAGCAGTCTTGAATATCTGTTGACACGACTTTGTCTTACACGCGCCACTCTCGGGTGGGATCGCGTTGTTTCTTTGAGGTGAACGAATGGCTTGTCTTTCATTAGCTTTCATTTCATTTGTTTGGTTTATATTTGTGTGTGGTGGGTGTTAATACTCTCGCACGGGCATGATTGCCCCTATGTATCCTTTACCGGAGAATACGATTGGCTCACCATGCCCGACGTAAGCAAACCTTGGTGAAGGGAGATGAAGAATGTCGTAAAGCAGGTATGACTTAACCGGCGCACCAACTTCTTGGTCAGGAACTCGCATGCTCTCAGTCAGGAACTCACAGACTTCCTTAGATCCATCGCAAGTATTGCACGTCACCCAAACTTTAGGTGTTACTGGAACAGAGCCGCTTCCAGAGCATTCCTTGCACCCCGTATCAGAGCCACAGCACTCACACTCCACCTCTCCAATCCCTTCGCATTGCGGGCAGTCCATTAGCTTCGGAACCTTCCCATCCTTATTGCATATTGGACATCGGTTCACCACCCTCTCGATACAGCCAGGATCAATGGTGAATAGTTCAGTTTCCTGCATGGCACTAAGAGGGTGGATGATGCTGCCCTTAATAAGGTTACACACAGACTTCAGGAATTCCTTAGTCAGTGTTGATCTGTGGTTACTATCGGTTTGAGGGTATTCATACTCCACCGCAACCAATCGCCTGCCATCGGTCGCAACAGTGTAGCCGTCTAGTATTGTGAACGGCTTCATTAAGTGTGGTCTCCAATCAGCTTCACAGAACTTTATAAGAGTTTCCCACGGGATAGGCGGCTTACTCATGCTGCCTCCTTATGCTCTGGTTTGATGTTTAATGTTGTTGTGAGTTTCATTGCTTTGATATGTGATTAGGTTAATAAAAAGTAATACAAATATTATTTAATGCAACAAAAAAAGACCAGTGGTTAGCTGGTCTTGAATCAATGCGTCATGCAACCTCTTGAAGAATCTTCATCAACTCCTGTTTTACCATTCCGCGAACATTTACCTGTGGATCAGGCATAACAGATGGTTGCTTGCGTTCTGGCTTCCTTTTCGTTGGGCTCTTTCGTGTTGCTTTCCGGTAACTGAGGCGGCTTACGGTATCCATCAGGGATTCATAAGCTCTCTCAAGTTGTAATGCCTGGTCATCCATTGTGTCGGCCAGGTTATTTGCTGCTGCGAACAGTTTTCTCTGTGTTTTGGTTGAAAACCCATGCAATCGCATACATCACAGAGATACATGCGATTGCATAAGGTGTGACGCTATGTGTTGGGTGAC